GGCTACAGCCTTGGGGACTGGCAGGGTATTGAATTGAAAGCCATCCCAGTCGGCAGTGACTACCTTATGTCCTACCTTGACGGCAGGAACGCAGCAGGAAACAGGGATAACGCAAGTGTTGCCCTGCTCGATGGCAAGTTGGTCGTCCTTACAAAGGAACAGGTAGATGCATACTACACAAGGTTTCGCAACCACCCCACCACGGGGATTACTACGGCGGGTAAAGTCAAGCCGTCGGTGGTCAACTCAAGCGACTTTATCGTCACCGACGGCCTTACAGGCCAGACGTACAATCTGTTGACGGAGACAGTACAGTTTAGGAACTACACTGTAGTTCGTAATGACACGGTAGAGCGTATCAGCACTGCGTCAGACATGACTATTTACCCACTATGCATGGCTTACGGAAGTACGGTCTACTGCATGGACGGTAATGAACTTGTGGACTATGCAGGAAACAAGTACTACAACACGGAGAAAAACCTTGTACAGTACAGCTTGGTACGTCTCGATGCAGAGTTGTACCCCAACGAGCAGGAGTTTATCAGCTTGTATAACGTGCTTATAACAGCAAGCGGCAAGCGTGTAAAGAAAACAGATACGTACATTTTGTTGAAGGAAGACGGTAGCAGGGCCAGCATCCATACGTCCGAGCTTACCAAGCAGCACGTTAAGCTGTTTGCATTCAAGGGTAAGCAGGTGTTTGCAGAGCCTAATGCAAAGTTCTACCTGACACCTACAAAGAAGAAGGTACACCCTGTCATCCATGACGTACAAATTACGTGGGATGGCAAGTGCTGCTTTGAGCGCAACATTGACAGCGCCTACATGTTTGACGAGCTTTACTACTTTGATAAGGGCGGTAAGGCTGGGCTACACAAGTTCCTCAAGCAGAAATTCTACAAGGAAGTGGAGACTGGTGACACGATTGCTGATATCAAGGCGTACCTCAGGTACTACCGAGGCGCGGTCTACAACGCACCAGTCCGTTATATCGACAGCGCATCATTGGCCACACTGAGTCTGCAAGACTGCTACACTGTAGCAGACCGGGCGCTGTACAACGTCAGGTTTAATGATACCAATTTCCGTACCCACTCGGCACTCACCAGAGCCAAGCAGTTATGTGAGTACCTTGCTGCTGACGCCAAGGCCGTAGAAGCACCACACTACCTTGCACCACAACCTGTAGTGGCAATTTTGCCAGAACCTGTTATCGAAACTGTTTAACCAAGGAAACATCATGTCTGAACTCGCAACAACCCCCGAATCCGAAGCAAAAGCCGCAGTTGAGGCTGCTGCAGCCACCGCGCCCACAAAACCCGGCAAACAGGGCAAGCTGACCCTTGCCAAAGGCGTCGTCATGCCGGAGCTGCTGTCAAAGCCACCAACAGACCCCAACACCCTTCTCGTATCCATTCTCCGCACTCGCCGCGCTGATGGCAGCGAAGGTGAAAAGCAGTTTCGTATCTGGCTGTTCCAGCACCTCAAGCAGATGACGGGCAAGGAACCTACAGCACTTGCACTGGGTTGCCTCTATGTCCAAATTGGTAAGGGCAAGACACTGTTCTCATGCCACGTTGATACCGTGCATGGTGTGCAAGAATCCAATGCACCGGGCGCTCAAGAGCTAAGCTACGACTCTGTGAAGGGGCATATCTTCCTCTCTAACCTGAAATCTTCGGGCTGTCTTGGTGCCGATAATGGTGCTGGCATCTATATGCTTCTCAACCTGATCGAAGCCAAGGTGCCCGGTGGCTACATCTTCCACACTGGCGAAGAACGCGGCGGCAAGGGTAGCCGCGCCGTCCGCAAGGACCACCAAGCCATGCTCGACGGCTACGACCGCGCCGTAGCCTTTGACCGCCGTGGTGGGGCCGAGGTCATTCACACTCAGGGCGGCATGCGCTGCGCTTCTGATGTGGCAAGTATGTGGCTGTGCAGCAAGCTCAATGACGCAGGACTTGCATACAAGCCTTCTGACAGGGGCAGCTTTACAGACACCAAAATCTACGCTGACACCATTCCTGAGTGCTTCAACGTAGCGGTGGGCTATGACTTTGAGCATGGGCCGCAAGAAATTCTGGACGTTACCCATCTTGAGAACCTTGTATCAGTATGCAAGACTGTTCCTTGGGATGACATGCCTACTGTCCGTAAGCCAGAAGCTCTGTACACGAAGCCAAAGACTACGAAGTACAAGACACCAAGCTACGAAAGCTACGGCTTCCCCGGCTTCGGTGGCCTTGGCTCCAACGACTTCGAGGACTACGAGCCACCACGCTCCCCATTCAAGACACCACAGCAGGCCGCAAAGCCGATCAAGGTGTCTCTGCCTTCCTTTTGCGACTCGATGCCAAAGTATGTTGGTGAGTTGTTTGACGGTAATCAAGAGGATGTGCAGAATTTCGTAGACGCTGAGCCTGTCATGGCAGCGGCTGCACTCACGGTACTCATGGGACGAGTTGCCGCGCTTGAGGCAGAAAAGCAAGTGTACTTGCGCCTGCTAGGGACGTAAATCATGGCAGTCATCGTCAATACCGATAAGAATACCCTTGAAATAGAGGATATAGGCGTGACTCTAAGGACCTTGCTTGCATGCGGCGCTAAAGGGTACGCCACATCAGGTCGTAGGAAGTGGTCTGTGTACTATCACGGTGCAAAGATCGCAGAGATTCAAATCAAAGATACCCACTTGAAAGGAAAGAGAAATGAACACAGCAGTAGCACAAGCCCTGATAGCAGCCGGAATCAAGCCAAAGCCGTTGAAGGAGCGGGTGTGGTTGTGGTTGAAGGACCACCCGGACCACACTGGAACGTCAGTATCGAAAGCACTGCAGGAGTCGGAGCAGTCAGTAGCATCGGCACTGGCGGACATGACTATGCGGGGGATGCTAGCAAGGGAGCAGACAAGAAGCATGCGTCGGAACATCAAGGTGTGGATTTACAAGGCAGTAGGTGATACCTATACGGTATTGCCACGGGTCAAGGATGCTACACCAAGGAAGTGGCGTCCAACAATGTCTTCTTCAAAGACCCCGCCTATCGGGCAAGCACCAGCCATTGTAGCTATTGCGGAGCTACCGCATTCACCGGTAGGGCCTAACCCTGATACCTGCACACGGAAAATTTCTGTACAGGAAATTGTAGACGGTATGACCGTCTCAGAAGCGCGTGAAATGCACACGTATCTCAACTCACTTTTCGGAAAGTAAACCATGTTCGCATCTTTCACCCAAGACCCGCTCAAACTGGCCAAGCACGAGCTTGAAGCCGCTAAGCGGGAACTCCTTACAAGTCAGTCCACACTTGAGATGGCACAAGCGTCAGTGCAGTACAACGAAGCACGTATTGCCCGACTTGGTGATACCATCCTCAAGTGGGAGTCTGACAAACTGAACAGTTGAGTGTTGTGTAGATACAACACAGGAGAGACGTTATGAAATAAATGAAAATTTTTTCAAAGGTGACACACACAGCCTAAAAATGTGTGTAGAATTCAATCCCAGCAGCACAGTGCTGCAAAACAAAACCCAACCAAGGAACCATTATCATGGCTGCAATTCAAACCTCTATCGCAATCCCCGCTTTGAAGCGTTTCGCTTCCAAAGGCTCGTCCTATGACTTCGCTGGCCTGCGCGCTGGCACCGAAGACTGCATCGCAGAAATGGGTGTCGTCAACGCTGGCAAGGCCCATGCACGGCTGTCGAGCGCCGTTGTGGCCTACCGCAAGCGTAGCGGTAGTAAGGACAAGTTCACGGTGCGTACCTTCAAGAACGCAGAAGGTCAGGACTGTGTGGGTGTGTGGAAGCTGGCAACGCCGGAAGCCGCTGCCTAAACCCTGCTAAGGGTTTTTCCTAAGAAAACGGGGGCTTCGGTCCCCGTTTTTGCGTGTAGAATTTCAATTCCTGTCATATTTTCAGTGGTATGTGTACACGTTAGGTCTATTAGCTTAGGCTGCAAACTGGGTAACCGGGAGATATACAGCCACTATCAGAACGGCGCTGTGGAAAGACACAGTAAATGCGGACCAATTAGGCTGTAGCACGGGGAAGCTCTGTCATGTAGCACGAGGCGTATGCCGGTAGACTCATGCAGAATGTCGGGAACAGCCAAGCTAGTATGAAAACACTAGCCCGTTCTGATAGTGGTAAAGAAAATAGCGGTTTGCGGGTCAAGTAGAGGGTCACCCCGCAGTGAGCAAGTAATACCACTACGTATCGGTAGCTCAACTGGCAGAGCAGTGGCCTCCAAAGCCGAAGGTTGAGGGTTCGACTCCTTCCCGGTACGCCAGCTATATCGTAGGCGCGTTAGGCGAAAGTAGGTTGAGTAGCTTAGCGTGCCTACGAGATAGCTAGCAACAGCGGTCGCATACACTTGGCACTTACTGGGTGCGTTTCCTCTAGTGTATGCGTTTCCTGTACTTGCAGGTGCGCTAGCTATCTACCACCACTTTAAGGAGAGATATGAAAAGGATACTCACACCGGGCTCCCCACAACTACTTGAGCTGCTATCGGCGCTAAACCTAGGGCAAAGACCTGTAAAAAACCTTGAGTTCTCCATAGACGTTGAGAGCATAGGTTATATCACAGTCACTACAGTAGCGTCAGAGTACGACTGCGCTGCCATCACCAAGTTCCTACAGCACCCACTTGAAGCTAAAGCAAGGGCACTTGCTAAGGCTTTGAGAGAGACAAACTTTGAATCAAGTGCGTCTATATGCGCCCTTGACGACCAATTAAACGCCCTTGAGGAAGAACTCAATGTCCTACCAAGCCGTATTTCCGAAAATAGCCGGAACGTACCTCCCGGAGAAGCCAAGAGAACGGAAGTCCCTAACAGGTACTCGATCAGGGTACAAGATGGACTACAAGCACCAGACGCAGAAGTACCCACACAAGGAGATAATTGATAAGGTACTTGCGGGAGCTACTTGGGAACAATGTGCAGCTGAATATAACTGCACATTAGGCGCTATGTATCTACGTAAGCTAGTTATCGTAGGTGCAGCCGCACGAAACCTTAAACCAGAGCAGGCACGTAAATTATGATAGTCATTCAAGAGCAAGGTAGCAGGCCAATTAAAGCATGGGTTGGAGAAAAACCCATGCCCGGAGCATCCTACGAAGATGTAGTGCTTAACGGGGCTACGGTGCCCGACATTGAAGATACTGCACTGCAGCAAGCCAAGAACCTTGCGCGGCTCCCCTTTATTGCAAAGAACGGTGTGGCTCTTATGCCAGACGTTCATGCAGGCGTAGGGTCTACCATCGGCAGCGTTATCGCTACACACAAAGCGATTATCCCGGCAGCAGTAGGTGTTGACATTGGCTGCGGCATGTGCGCCGTCAAGACCAATCTCAAGGCCAGCCAACTGCCCGACTCCATGAAGGGTATCTTCGATGCTATTTCTAAGGCAGTACCAGTGGGCTTTAACCAGCACCAAGAGAACTCGAAGCAGTTTGCGGTGAACTCGTGGGACATGACAAACCTGCCAGCAGAAGTACGCACAGACAAGCTTCACACTAAAGCTGTAGCCCAGCTTGGTACTCTAGGTGGCGGCAACCACTTCATCGAGATATGCTTGGACGAGAACCAAGATGTGTGGGTTATGTTGCACAGCGGCTCTCGCGGCGTTGGCAATGTTATTGGAACTACGTTTATTGATAAAGCCAAGGAGCATATGGCCCGTAACTTTATCGAACTACCAGACCCCAACCTTGCTTTTCTGCCAGAAGGCGACAAGCTATTTCAAGACTACATCAGCTGTATGTTATGGGCACAGCACTACGCTAAGAACAACCGCAAGGTAATGCTTGAGAATGTGCTTAAGGTTTTGGCAGAACAAATCACGGACCTCAAGGTTACAGAGGAAGCTATTAACGTACACCACAACTACGCCCAAAGGGAGAACCACTTTGGGCAGAACCTGTGGATTACGCGAAAAGGCGCTACTCGTGCAGGCAAGGGTGAGCTTGGCATCATCCCCGGCAGTATGGGCCAGAAGTCCTACATCGTTTGCGGCAAGGGTCACGTAGAGAGCTACTGTTCTTGCAGTCACGGCGCAGGCCGCTCGATGAGCCGCACAGAGGCTAAAAAGCGGTTCAGCTTGACTGACCTTGTTTCGCAGACGCAAGGCGTGGAGTGCCGCAAAGACGAAGGCGTACTGGACGAGATTCCGGGTGCCTACAAGGACATAGATGTGGTGATGGAAAACCAGAAAGACTTGGTTGAAGTGGTACACACCCTCAAGCAAGTCATGTGCATTAAGGGGTAGGTCATGGACACTATTCCAATAGTAAAGATTGAGCCAGATACCAAGGAGCAGTAATGTTTCGCCTTATCAGATTTGTAGCCCACCTAATTGGGCCTATGTGGAACTTAATGCGTGGCAGATGGTACGTATTAAGAGACGTACCGGATTGGGTTCTTGCGGATATAAACGAGATGTTCAGACGCCGAGGTGAAGAAATACGTCGAGACGACTTTATGGTAAGTCTGTTTGAGGAAGCTAGGCAAGAAACTATGCGCCGCTACAGGCAGGAAGGCATTAAATGCGAGTGAAAATCTGCGTAGACGGCGAAAAGCCTATTTACCTGCCGCTGGTAGGATACCAGAAGGTGTCTGTGGAGTTTGATCTCGAAGACCGTACCCCATACGATATGCTTAACTACACTGTAGGTATAACAGGCCAATACAACGAGAAGTCTGAGTTTATTAAAAGCATACTAGTGCTTGAAGTGGCTGCAGAGCCTATAAAGGCATAACGTGGAAACATCTAATAGGCCTATGGTTGTAGGCGGCTTTTACAACTGGAAGAACCAGCCAGAAAGGCTTGTATATCTTGGCCGCAAGCAGCGTGGTTGGCAGTTCTTGCACCAGTTTGCTCTTGTGGATAGTCCACAGGAAGTACGGTACGAAGTTACTTCCGGCTACCTCTCTTACATAGAAGAGACAGGCAGACCAGAACAAGACCTAGTAGAGGTTAACGAGATTCTTGAGGAGCGAATGGCGATTGCAGGCATTAACCCGTTGAAGATGGGCAGAACTCTACGCTTTGCGGAGTTGTACGGTAGCGACTTACGCACAGTAGGTGTTGTTACTTACAAGCCAACGAACCCCGATATAGCAGCCCACAATGCCGCTATAGATAAGCGGCGCAAAGAAAAGTTACAAGCTCGTAGAGAGCGAAGGAGCTATAGATGAAAACCAACATTGAACTGGCGCGGGAAGCTGGAGAGCAGTTGACTATTTTTGCAGCAAAGTTTCCTGAAATGTTTGACCGCTACACCGCCGCAGTAGAAGCCCGCATGATGGCGAAGCTGCTGGAAGGTGCGGGGGAGCCGGTGGCGTGGCTTTATACATTGCGATACGGTCAAGAAATTGTCAATACAAGGGTGTCTGACTATCAACTTAACTATCCTTTTGGTGTTTGTGGTGCGGATTACCTACCAAAGAATCATGAGGGTGTTTCGTATGTAAAGCAGACACCACTTCACACCCCAGACAAGATAGCAGCAGCTGTGCTGCACAGGGAACAGGAAAACCTGAAAAGCTATCTCAAGCTGGCAGAAGTGAACAAGCAGCAAGCCGCAATCATCAGAGACTTGCGCGAGGAAATAACTGCATGGCGTAACAGAGGAACGAAATGAAACGATTGGCTATTTTTGCACTTGTCTTATGTGTCTGTGCTGCTTTGGCGTGGATTGGTGGATTTAACTTTGACCAAAGAGGGAAAGATTCTTTTTTATGGAGCTTTTGCTCACTGATTGCTGCTGCATTGATAGCGACTTTCCCCGGACTTGACAAGGATTGACATGACCAGAGCACTACTACAGCAGGCGCTGATGGCATTGGAAATTGGAGATAGCTTTAATCCGGGTGAAGCCCGGAGCATCTTGAGAAAGGTACTTGCGAAGCCTGAGCAGGAGCCAAAGCCGCTACCCGGCGCAGACTGGACTATTGACATACGCCGAAGGATGAATGGCGGCTGCTCAAAACGTAAATGCGTATGCAAGGCGGAAGATGCACCAAACTGCATCTGGTGGGACGAGCCGGGTGATATACCACAGTCAGTACAACCAGCGCAGGAGCCGCTGACCCTCGAAGAAATACGTGGACTGCTTACATCGGCGGGCTATGACAAATCTCCAGCACAGGCGCACGTTGATTTTGTTAACGGCCTTCGTCGTGGCGAGGAAGCTCATGGCATCGGGGGCAAAGCATGAAAGTACCACCGAGTCATCCCGAATACAGCATGAGGTATGTTGAGTGCTCAAGATGCGGGTGTAGGTCTTTGGGTGATGTTGTTATTTTTCACTTAATCAACTGCCCTACAACAGCAGGAGGCAAAGCCTGTAAACATGAGTAGCATACCAGATGCAATTAAGACTCTATCTGCTGCGGTAGAGAAAGAGCATAAAAAGAAGCTGTCGAAGCTTCAATCTAAGCTCAACGCTGCAAATGTACGTGCAGATCAGTGGAGAGAAACTGCCCGTAAGTATCAAAAGCAGCTACTTGATCGTAGCAAGCTGCCGGATGAAGCGGTACAAACGATCAAGGACCTTCAAGTCGAACTTGATCGACTAGATCATCACGCAGGCAGTAAAGCCTACTCAAATGCAACAGACTTTTTAAGGAGAGCTAGGAAATGATTACAGTAGAAATTACGTTGTTTACCATCAGGCTTGAAGGTAAGCTACTATATGCAGTACCCATCAGAGATGAGGAAGAGGAGGTGATGTACTCATACCCAAAGGTGCATATGCCAAATATAGCTGAGTTTGTCGGAGAGGTAAGTAGGGTGTACGCTAGATACCCGGAAGCAATAGGTGGTGCAGTTATCGCCTATACGGGTGATAGTACAGATGTGCGTATTAGTACATACGCAGGAATGATGCCCTCAATTGGTAAGCTTGTAGCTGCAGTCGAGACAAAGACAGTAACCGTAGTATAGGGTTAGCCCTAATTGGCAACAAAACTTGAAAGGAACAAAATGGGATTTCCAGTACATAACCCGTTTGTTGCAAAAGCGCAACAAGCCAAACGCAAGAAAGCAGTTGGGTGGCTTGCAGTAGGCGGCATCATGGCCGTTACATTTTTATCCGGTGCAGCCACAATGCTGCCCGTTAGCGACAAGTTGGTGGCAGATGCCTACAGCAAAGGCTATAAAGACGCAGTGGAGAACACAGAGTGGTCGGAAGTAATACTGAGCAATCAGAAGCAAGTGTCAGCAACGTGCAACCAGTGGTGGTTCGGAATGAACGCCTCGCAGCGTGTGATAAGGAGATAGAGAAATGCAGAAAGCAAGGGCTATGGCCGTTTCCCTCGGCCTTGATGCACCAGAAGACACCTTCAAGTTCGATACCTCAGTTGCCGCTGCCTTTAGTGACGCTTATATCCGGGAGCGGTGCAAGTACCTAGGAATGAACAGCATCTTTAACCCAAAGATACTTGAAGTAGAGGCCCAGTGGCGCATAGTATATAGAAAAGAGGGTGCAGTCAATTCAATAGTAATTGCTGGCAACTCCAAGTCTATATCGGAAGGCTCCACTGGTTTAGAGATTTTGAACATGGAGAGAATTAAATGAGATTTGAAAACATTTGGGATGCGGTGAAACGCGTAGAAGAGCTTGAGGAGCAGGTATCTTTACTAACTAAGTCTTACGTAGACTTGAGCAAGGAGTACAACGGCCTTGCTTCTTTATCAGAGCAGCAGGAACAGGGACTCAAGATGTATGAGTCGCACATCACTACTGCTCAAGGCGTGTTTGAGCGACTTGGTGTGGCAAAGGAAGTGCCACTGTTTATGGCACTCATGAGGGACCCAGTATGAGCGACTACATGAGAAGTGTGCTAATGCTTGTAGTTAGCATAGTGTCACTGCTAACCCTGCTAGTTGCTGCCGTCAAGTTTCCAGTGTCAGATGGTTACGTCCTTTCTGGCTTATTCTTGTCAGCATTTATCAACACGTTTGCAATCGTAGTAAACGCAATCCGGGTATTTAAAACATGAACATTAATGTACTATACGCCCAACAGGTAGAGATTCATATCCTGCGACGAGAGGGCGCTATCGTGGATGTTTACACAGACCCTGAACAGTGTAAGCGAGACATGAAAACCTTGCGTAAGAACTCTGAGTACTGGCGCATTGAGACGCGTCAAACCGCACCGCACGGGCTTACCAGCCTTCCAGCCCCGGAACTTCACACAAAGAAGGTACGTAGAGTGCCAGCAGGGACTATCAGTGGTGCATTTTAGTACAGAACGGATACTGCACTGGCTAATATTACTGGTGCTAGCAGCACTAGGTTACTGCGTAGGGGTTGGTATTCTAGCTTATAGAGAGTCGGAAAGAGCTAGAATATGTAAGTACGAACATGGTGGAGTCTACATCAAGGAGCAGAACCTGTGCAAAGTAAAAAGAGAGGCAGCTTAAGCTCTATAGCAGATATTATAGCTGCGATAGAGCGGGATAAGGTGAAGTCCCGCTTAAAAGCTGCATTTGGTTCTGCTAAACCAGCAAGGGTAAAATCTATGGAAGACCCACTTGATACAACTGCAGGCATTCGTGCTGCAGATAAATTAAGGAAAAGCAAGGATGCCTAGTGACCTTTACGATAGACCAGTAGGTCTGCTAGACCTTAAACAAGGGTCAATTATTTCCAACGCTACTGCGGGACCTTGGTATCACTGCCAACCATATATGGCGCTACCGTCGCGCATGACTATTCACGGTAAGGTCCCCGGTACAAGGGTGGACTTTGTTTCAACAAAGAAAGCGCCAATACATAGCAAAATAATCTCCCCCGCTCAGGGTAGAGATGCCTGTATGTCTTCTGATGACATGGCGTTCATAGCTGAGTTCAACCCTGTTAAAGTTAAAGCACTACTTGACTATATCGAGTACTTAGAAAGGAAATTAGATGGACTTGAACCTTGCCTGTTCACAAGCACTTGATAGAATTAAGGACTCAATAGACATGTCAGTAGCCAGTCACAAGCTACTGATGACACTCTCATGGATTCGCCATGAGAGAAACTACCCAGAGTTGTACGACGAGTTTCCGGGCATGCTTCTGGACTTGATGGATAAGAAAGAATACGCGGCGTACCAGTATGCAGAGGCTGGGTTTATCCACGCCTTTAAGAGCCTACTTGGCGGGGAGACCGACAGAAGTGGAGTCTCCCAAAAGGACTGGCAGCAGATAAAAGAGAGTGTTTGGAAGTTGCAAGATCAAGCAGCTTTGGCGGGGATTGCATCAACCCTTGCGAGAGAACTTGAGATTCAGTTGCTAACTAACCACGACTATAAGTACTACGAGTCTGGGATGGAAGCGCTTAGTAGCTATAACTCAGCTTTAGTAAGGAGTAGGTATGTCTGACATTAACATGATGATTGCAGAGACTGCTTTGGATAATATGTTCAAGCGGGGCTTCCTTGACATTACTTCTGTAAGAACGGTAGCAGAGTTGCTAGGAAAAGCACAGCAGGGTTCTGCATGGTTGAAGCTTAGTGCTCTACACTGCGTACACTTCGATAAGATGCCACAGGAACTTAGGATTATGGTCCCGGACCTTATCCGGGAAGCTCTTGATATGCCAGAGTTCCAGTTCTCTTTGAAGCCAAAGGTAGTTACTCTTTCTATGGTGGAAGAGGTGCCAAAGGCAAGACCACGTTGGAAACTTTTAGGAGGTTAGTATGGAAGAAGGTACAGTAGTAGTAACCAAGAACAGGCAAGGACAGATTCTTGCAGTTACTCGTCAGGACGAAGACGGTAAGATTTTGAAGATTATCTCAAAGTCTGAACCGCTGGGTGGATACAGGATAAACACTGACTCTAAGGTAGCAGTAGCTACCGACTATTTCTGGCAAGAAATGAAGTCATGCCCGAAAGAAGTTACAGTGCAACTACTTAACGAGGGCGGCACAGCTACCTACGGAATTTGGGACGGCAAAGACCCACAGTGGCAGGGGTGGGCTCCTGCACCTAGACGAAGACTTACTCATGGCATGAAGGGCACTGTACTCAAGCCCTGCCCTGATCGTGATACCTGCAAGTGTGTAATTGATGAATGTACGAAAGAGGGATACTATGACGCAAGCCTTGACGCAGTACGAGCAAGACGTAAGGACGAGCTTAGAGCAGGTTTTGATTCAGGCGGATAAAGAAGAACATTGGAACGGCCTACCACGGGACCTTATCATGTGGATGGATATGTATGAGGGTAATAAGAAAACCCCACGCAACCTGTTCTACCACCTGAGAATGATTGGTACACCAGTACCTAGCTGGCTTGAGAGTGAAGCAGAGATGAAGAACCTTGATAGCGTACCCAGCAAGGGTACAAGGGTAATGATTATTTTCAGGGCTGTGCTGGAAAACGCTATTGCTGCCGAGGTAAAATCTCGGGCTAAAGAGGTACAAAATGCTCAGAGTCCAGTCTAAACGTGATGGCTTTTACGTGCAGGAGAAGTACTTGTACTTCTTTTGGAAAGACAAGCTAGGCCCGGTATCTTTCCACGAAGCTGCGCTTTACTTCTACTCCTCAACGGGCAAGCACCGGCTGCTTGCCATGGATAAAGGCAACAAGTCAGACCTGTATATGCGCCTTGGTTCCTCACATTTCCCGCCTATCAACTCTGTTATCTTCTTTGAAGCCTGCCGGGCCTTCAAGCCTTTCGATATCGGAGAGCAGCGCAGGCTGTACCAAGCCTTGCAGAGGTTTGAACAGTCCTGCATTGACAAGGGCACCCACATGAGGACTGGGAAATGAACTCAGCCGCTGCCGAGAAAATAACAGACATTCTCACAAATACAGCTACTGTTAAGGGTGCGGAGTCCGCAAAGAGAATATCTATCCTTGTAAATGTACTCACATACTTCAACTCCCACGCAGGACTTGTAGTAGAGTGGTCACAGCTTACGGGTACAGATGCAAAAGAAGCTACAAGTCGGGGTGCCTCAGTTATAGCCGCAGGGCTAGAGCTTGTAAGGGATATACTGGAGCATCAAGTACAAGCTGGCTACATTAGCATTGAGGACGCTCAAGAGGAAGCTAATACGATCATCAACTTATCAAATGTAGTAGTAAAGGGATGAAGAAGAGCTACGCGCAGAGAACGGAAGAAAGCAGATTTTATAAAGCTCTACTGGACGAGAAAACCAGAAAAGAGATGATGCTACACGCAGAGAGTGCGTTAGACCTTATCTTAACTGGCGTTGGTACTCAGCATGCATGGATGCTAGTATGTACGCTAATAAATATGTCGTACATATGTGATAAAATGTATTTTGCAAGTTGTGGGCCTGAAATTAAGGCTGCAATGAGAGCACATAAAAACTGCGGAGCAAGGTTTATTTCTCATAGCAGGTACGGATACTCAGGGTTAGAGCTTGAAGACATAAGGAGTGTATTTGCAATATACGAGCAGCAGCTATCTTTACTAACCCGCGGTGAGTACAACAACATGGTAGGTGTCTTTAACAAGGCACTTACAGACTTTAACAACAACCCTCAACTATTAAGAGTCACAGATGCAGATTGAAGTAAACAGCCCGAAACACAAAGCCTTACATGTTCTATCTGTAAACGGTATCGCTACCTTACACCAGTTAATGGTGCAGTGCCGCGTAAACCATGTGCGGGTAGATGTATTTGAGGAAGACGAAATGAAGCCGCTAACCCGTGCTGGGCTTGTCACCCGGAACGGCCACCACTTTGCGCCCACGTTCGAGGGCCGCAAACGGGCGATGGAGCTTCGCCAGCAGCAGGGCCAGCCCCAAGTGCCAATGACGCCCGGAACGCTCGTGCCGCGCTTTACCAAGACTTTCTATGACGGCAAGGAACTTGGAAGGACTAGCAACCGAGAGGGTGCTTACGACTACAAAGATAAACCATCAATCTTTAACGGAAGGCCAGTATGAGTACTAAAAAATGTATGCGGTCAGTAGCCCCTGACTACGAGAAATATCCACTTAGGTTCCCATTCTACGCCAGCCCCAAGCTGGACGGCATCCGTGGGTATATGGATAATGGCTCCAAAACAAAGTCTGGTAAGACTATACCAAATAACCACATCAGAAACTGGCTAGACGAATACATGCCAAACGGTATGGACTTTGAGATTATCTCAGGTGCGCCAAACCTGACCAAGGAAACCTACGCAAAGACATTCAGTGCGGCAATGACCATCGAAGGTGTGCCTGACTTTGACCTGTATGTGTTCGATGTGTTCAATATGGACGAGTTAACGAAGACCGAACGACTCAGCTACATGAGCAAGGTGCTTGGAGAGTCTGGCCTTAACGTGCTAGCGCTTGATACCGCCTTCTCAAGACCTTATGTGCATGTACCGGGTACGCAGCGTGTAGTGCTTGTGCTGCCTGTGCGAATTGAGAATCAAGAGAAGCTTGACGCCTACTACGACTTGTGCCTTGAGAACGGCTATGAAGGCGTTATAATTGCAAGGCCTGATGGCCTATATAAGCACGGCAAGTGTACGGAAAAAGAGCAGATTCAAATGAAGCTCAAACCGGAAGACACCAGAGATGCCTTAATCTTGTCTATGTACGAAGCCATGCACAACGGCAACGAGGCTTTCACAAACGAGATTGGAGAAACCAAGCGCACCAGCCACCAAGAAAACAAGGTTGGTATGGGTACGCTTGGAGGCTTCAATGTTCGTGACCTTATATCGGGACTTGAGTTCAAGGTTGGTCCGGGCAAGCTCTCCCACAAAGAGCGTAAAGAAGCTTGGGATAACCAAGCAAACTATACACACATCAAGTACACGTCCATGACATACGGTGTTAAGGATGCACCAAGACACCCAAGGTTTGACTCTTGGTTACACGCGGCTGATATTTTCCCAAAGGAGTAATATGGATAGTAAGCAGTTTATAGAGAGTATCAGTAAGTTCTACTGGTCGCCGCACCCACCAGAAACCTATACGTTTGTCCATAACGGAAAGGTTTCTGGTATCGGCAAGATAGCTCACAACAACTACGCTGCTTTTAACATAGCATGGGCGCTTACTAACCCAAGCAAAAACCCAGCTACACACGTAGAGGCCATTAAGGTATTCTCTTACGTAGGTAGTAGGATGGCTATGGAAGTAGAAGGTGCGCCATTGAGCGACTGGGCAACTCTGCTAACGCATAACAAGTTCATTCAACTATACATCAGGAACAGAAATAAATTTCTTGGCCAAGAAATAGATATCACCCTGAACAAGCTAGTATTTGCAAGTGTCGCTTACAAACTTTGAACAACTGAAAAAGTTAGTAGACTTTGAGGGCATGGCAGGCTTTAAGCTAAAGCCGTTGCAAGAGAAGTCTATTGATGAATTAGCCCCCCACCGGAGAACAGCAAACTTCTCCGAGGTGGGGGCTGGTAAAACTGTGGTCGCTACCGCACTAGCGGCTATGTCTATGGCTGGGCTTACGGTCATTATATGCCCGCCGATTCTTATCGTGCCTTGGGTCAAGTGGCTCAAGCGGTTCACTAACAAGGTAGTAGACTACCGTGGCAGGTACCGAAAGCTGCTAGATATATTTAGCTACGATGCAGTAGTAATGTCCCACGCTGTCTTTAGAAAGGACAACAAGAACATACAGACATGGAATGCAAGGAATATCTTCTTGGCCGTAGATGAAGCCCAGTGGCTAAAAAATAGCAACTCCGTGCTTTTCCGTATGGTATGCACACTTGCCAACGCGCATGAAGATAACTACTTGCACTTGATGACTGGTACGCCAACTAGCAAGCCAAATGATGCGTTTTCGTATATCTTTTTGAAGACACCCAAGGCTTATAGGTCGTTGACTCACTTCGAGAATCTTCATGTAGCTGATAGAGACTTCATGTATAAACAGCCATCCGAGTGGCGGGGACTTGAGATAATCAACGAACATCTGTACAAGCAATCAGTTAAGTACACAAAGGAAGAGGTGCACGGCTATACAACAAAGCCTTTGTTTCCGGATTCTGAATATGAGCTTGACAAGAAGCACCAAGCGCTATACGAGAAAATGGTGGACGAGCAGTTACTGCTGCTACCAGATGGCACCAAGATTGACCTGACTGTAAGTTCAAGGTTAAGACACGCTCTGCAGCAAGTCGTAGTTAATTACGATTATTACTCTGGGGACCCTACGGTAAGGGCAGCTATATTTGATATAGTTGATCAAACTATAGAAGAAGCCGGTATAGAAAAGCCCGGTAACTCCAAATTGATTATTTGGACATACTACAAGCGCACATCAGCAAAAATGTTGGAGTACTTGAAGTCAATAGGCATATATGCTGTAGGTGCGTACTCAGAAGTAGACTCTAACAAGTCTTTTCAAATCTTTGATAGTGACGAGAAGTGCCGGATACTTGTGGCCCAGCCGTCAAGTGCTGGTGCCGGGCTTAATCCACAAGCTTATTGCTGGGAAGCGCTATTTGCGGAGATGTTTACAACACCTATGCTTATGACACAATCTGTAGGTCGCCTAGACCGAGTTGGGCAGCTACACGTACCACGTATGCGGCTTGCCGTAGCACGGAATACTGTGCAAGTACGGTTGCACCAGATGCTGCTAACTAACGACGATACAGTATCCAAGGTGGAAAATAAAAAGGCGTTGCGGGAGTACCTGATGGGGCGCTAAATCCCAAATCTGAGCTAGAATCCGCCCCTTCATTCGAGGTTTTAATGCAGAAATTTAACGGCCCACCTCCCCTAGTCCTTGAGTATTCGTTCGCAAACGAAAATGCCAAGCGACTAAACCACCCTTCTTACCTACGCTGGAAAGACTGCAAATCCAGCCATCGGTTCATGGTATGGGCCAACAAGCAGTTGGTCCACTACACCGTAAAGAATGGAGTACCAGTAGACATTACCAAGTTCAAGGTTGTAAGCTTCTCAGCGGACAACGAGCAAGGTATGAGGACTAACTGGCTGTCTAGTAACGGGGACAAGTTCACAACTACTACTATGCCACTTGAGGTCATAGAAGGGTGCTTCCTTTACTCACCAAAGGTAAATGAAGTACGATACGTAGAAGTGGACGGCATCGACGTTCAAGACATACAGTGGTCTATGTGCTACAAAGTACCACATAACCCTAAGCTTAAAGTAGAAGGTGGCACCACCCTCTGCGAAGAAGCCCAATTCAAATTTATGTTTGGAGAACATGTGTGACTCAGATGTACCGCTACTTTCAGCGTACAGGTGGGGAAGAAGCGTGGGAGCCAATACAGGCAAACCAGCCACTTGACCACATAAAGCCAACATTCATCACAGTTTTAACACTGGATACACTCTTAGAGAAAGACGCAAAATCAGAAGTTACTGAGCTGGTAAAGTATCAAGGTCCACTATACTTCGACCTTGATAGCGACGATGTTACATATTCCATAGCAGGCGCTATTGAGCTACTTGAGAAGCTTAAAGAGCACGGCATAGAAGAAACAGACGTTGAGGTTTACCTGTCAGGCAAGAAAGGCTTGCACATTCTTGTACCGCAAGAGTGCTTCATGGACAAGGTTATTCCGCTTGTCAAACTGCCTGCAGTGTACAAGGAAATAGCGTTTAAGATGGCTGTGGATACGATGGACTTTGCGGTATATACCGCAAAGAAAGGTCGTATGCTGCGTACCTGCTTTAACATTCGTGAGAATGGTAACTACCGGGTTCCTGTAACAGCGGCAGAGCTTCTGTCTCTTACACCAGAGACATACACAGAGTTCTGTAAAGAACAGCGGTACGTCACTCCACGTACCCCCCAGTACAGGCCGAGGTTTGCACTTGTATTTGATGCTGCCAAGCAGAAGATTGCACAGACAAAGAAGAAAAAGAGTAAGCCTGTAGACGCTGCCACCCTGAAACAGCACGAGCCAACGGTAAAGCGACTGATGGACGGCGAGACAAACGGCGAGGTAAGCTTCAATAAGGCAGCTATCCAGCTTGCCTTATACGCCAGAGAAGCCCACCTCAATGAAGATCAGCTTGTCGCCGCCTGCCAAGGCCTGATTAACACCCACCAGTCTGACGGTACACGCTACAATACGCCAAATAAGCGGGAGCGTGAGCTTCGGCGTATGGTGGCCTACGTAGAAGATAATGGCGGCTATGACTACAGCATCGGACCCATCAGGTCTATGTTAGCCAAAGAAGCCGTTCCTGAGGGTTTCACAGAGTCTGATGAAGGAGCATTCTCCTCTACCGGTGTAGCTATCGAAGGAGGAAGATACCTAGTCCTAGGCGGAGATTCTGGAGATAAGCGTATCCTTGACGCTACGTTCCAAGATATTGAAGTGCTTAGGTCAGTCTCTGACGAGAGTATTCTGTGCCTAACTGCAAGGCTCGTAAGAGCCGGAGCAGACACCGGGAACAGAGTTTCTATGGAGAGAGCAGACTTTACAAGCAGTGCCAGCCTGCACAGACTTGTATCAGGGCAGGGTTTATCTTTTACAGGCTCGGACATTCATGCCAGAGGGATTTATGAAATTATGCTCAGATACATAAGCAAGAAGTCTTACGCAGTAGAGAGCGAAGGCGTAAACATTATCAAGGTGCGAAATGCAGAAGAGGAAGAACTCCGCGAAGGCGTAGTAGCTTGGGTAGATTCTTCCGGTGTACGGATGCCAGATCATGTAAAGGATTATGGTTATAACTTTACATTTCAAGGCTACCCCTCACCGGAGGGCGTACTTAAGACTGACCTCTCTTATGCACCAAACCTTGTAACGTACCTTAAAGAACCTGAGAACTACGAGGCTTTCAAGACAATGATTGTCAGCCTTATACATTCTCAATCTCCTAGTGCAGTAGCCAAGCTACTTGGCTGGTGCATTGCTTGCTTTTGGCGTCCTATGTTCCACGAGGTACATGGCAAGTTTCCGTTGCTGCACATCAACGGAAGCGCGGGAGCAGGTAAGACTGAGTTTACGTCTGCTATGGCAAGGCTCTTCTATCACAAAAATGCACCATTCGTTACATCACCATCCAGTACCACCTTCAGTACGCTATGCGCTATCGCAGGAAGCTCTTCGATACCAGTTATCATTGACGAGTACAAGCCTACCGAAATGGGGTCCCAGAAGCACGGAATCTATAAGGGTATGTTCCGTGACGCCTACAACATGCGTGACACAGCACGGGGCGGCGGCAACCGTACCAAGGACGCATTCAACGCCCTTAACGTATGTACTATGTCGGCCCCAATTATCTTCCTTGCGGAAGCAATGGAGACAGAAACAGCGTTACTTGAACGGGTAGTACTGTTGACTTTGACAAGGCCAAGTTCTCTTACGTCATACAAGACATACGGGTCCTTTGCCAAGTTCAAGGAGTCCGGTGAACCACTATCCGCACTAGGCTTGTACTTTGCAAACATTGTATCGCGTAGGTACAATAAGGAGCAGTTCCGCGCAGAGTTCAATGAGATATACAACCAGAACAGGGAACGTCACCTGATTATTCCGGGCTTGGATATGGATGCTATGTCGGAGGATGACTTCAAGGTCAGGGCCTCTAACCGTGAGCGTAGCGTCTATAACTACTCTGTAGCCTTGTTCGGTATCAGGAAACTTGAGCAAGTCCTTCGGAACGTATTCAAGGACGAGTTTGACGCTGTTTGTGGAAAGTGGTTCGCCATTAGCACTGACGCTGTATTTGCGCGTATGGGTGACATTAACGCTACTACAGTACCTGAGTACATCAAGGTTCTGCAGATAATGTCTGATATAACCCGTATCGTACTAGACGGTCCTGCTCACATGCGAGACGGCTTTGAGTACGCCTTGTATGACACTGGCGGATTCAAGACTATACACCTCGCTGTACGCCCTATATACTCAAAGTATAGGTCCTATTGTAGGACAGTAGGGGTCAATCCTCTGTTCTATGATGACGGCGCTTTTGCACATGCGTTAAGGGATTCGCCTTACTTTATACGCAGGGATATACGGACAAGAGCCTTGCAGACGGATACCGTGGTCCTTGACTATGAATCACTTTTACGGGCCGGGGTGGAAACTTTCCAAGGAAGATTCTACACTTAGTCACCCAATTTTGGAAATGTGTAATATAATTTCCAACATGACAGCACGGAATAGACGGCACAAACTTCAACTACACTGAAAGCGATAGCAAAATGGGTCTTCTTAACCAAACTCCCGCCTTTGAGGCAGAAAATGATGGCAGCACCAGCACCAGCCCCGATACCAGCGCAGCACCCGCTGCCGCCACTGACACGAAAAAAGAAGCCGCAGCCAGCGCCCCCGCTGCTACACCTCCAGCCGTAAGGCCGTCAGGCGCTCTCTCCACCGCAGGCGCTAAGGGCAACATGAACGCCCTCGTGGAGATGAAAGACGCTCTCAAGGTGGACTACAACACACTTGCACAGGTAACCACTACTAACGGCAACTTTGTGGAACGCGAAGGCAAGATCGTTATGGGTGACACCGTGGTGTTTGAACTGCTGTCCTTCCAAGATAGCTTCGTGGTATCACCGGAAGATGACAAGGCACCGAAAGAACTCGTCAAGTACTCCGACGACGGCATCACTACCAAAGACGGAATCCCCGTCCAAGAAGCCCTTGACGAGTTGTTCAAGACTGGCTGGGTCAAAGCCCGGCTGCGTCGCCGCACAGTGCTTGTCGGTGCCATTGAGTCTGCTGCAAAGACTGACAAGTTCAATAACGAACTGATGCAGTTCGACTTGTCTCCCGCTTCCCGTACACAGTGGGAGCGCTACATGGCCAATGCAGCGTACCAGCTCAAGGTTGGCCGCTTGACGGAAGACCGCGCTAAGCGGGTGAAAGCTACGGCTGAACTCGCACAGAACGGCAGCAACACCTACACGCTGGCCAAGTTTGTGGCTGCTGCCTAAAGGCTACGTGGGACGGTAGCATAACGGTTAGTGCCGTGACCTCATAAGTCATAAGGTGTAGGTTCAACTCCTATCCGTCCCACCAACTAACATGCAAGAGTATTACATTCTTGATACGGAAACTGCAGGCCTTAAAGGGCCTGTAGTTGAGTTGGCGTTTCTGGTTGTAGATAAAGACCTGAACGTAAAGCGTGAGTTCTGTGAGCGCTTTAACCCCGGAGTGCCCATTGAGCCGGGAGCATCTGCAATACATGGCATCTACGATGCGGACGTTGCAGACTGCAGGAGCATTCAAGACGCTATTGCAGAGATGGAGTTAGAGCCTATATCGGTAGTATGTCATAATGCCCCATTTGATGTACGGATGATACAGGATGACCTGCCTGTAGTGCGTAGCTTGTGTACACTGGCACTGTCAAGGCAGTATGTTAAAGGTACGACTAACCACAAGCTTGAGACTCTAAAGAAAGAGCTTAGCTTCTCAGAGCAGACCTCGCACTCTGCACTTGGTGACGTTTACACCGTGCTGGACCTTCTCAAGTACATCTTGCCTATGACAAGTTTGGACCTTGAGACGCTGTTTGAGCGTGGTAGCAAACCCCGTATGCTCTCTCATATGTACTTTGGGGAGCATAAGGGTAAGCCGATGCTCAAAGTACCAAAGCAGTATAGAGATTGGCTGCTTAGCCGTGCAGAGCTTGATAAGGACCTTCGTTACACACTTGAAAGACTGAAAGACCTATGAGCTTTTCTGAACAAATCCAGCAGTTCAATACCATGTATCGACTGCCGTGCCCTAGCAAGCCTACGCTAGAAGCTGTGGGCAACCCGATTGACCGGCTTATCAAGTTCCGCAAGACCCTGCAAGACGAGCTTGACGAGAACCTTGAGATTATCGGCCTGATTCAGGAGTACCAGAAGAACCCTACCGGCGAGAACTACCTTGCTGCACTGGTAGCAGTAGCTGACTGGCTCGGGGACATTCAGGTGTATGCAGCGAGTGAGATGGCTAAGTTTGGCCTGCCAAACGATCAAGTGCTTAACCTGATTATGAAAAGCAACTTCTCCAAGCAAAACCCCGATGGTAGTACAACGTATGACGAATATGGCAAGGTCCAGAAAGGCCCGGCGTACTGGAAGCCAGAACCTTCTATTGCGGAAGAACTACGCAGCCGCATGGTCTGAGTAGTAGTAACTAAACATAAGCCCTCTACGGAGGGCTTTTCTCGTGGAGATTTAAGATGGCAGAAAAAGACCCAAGCGGATTAGATGCACATGCACCCGGCGCTAAACTCGACGCTGGAAAGACAAGACCTTGGCTAATGGAGTCCGGCTTCGCAAGGGCACTTGAGGAAGTTGCCAAGGTAACTACAGTGGGCGCTATCAAGTACACACCGAACGGTTGGGCGCAGGTAGAAGACGGTCCATCCCGGTACATGGAAGCCTTTGGCCGTCACAAAACCGCACTTGGCAAGGGTGAAATACTGGATGACGGACCTAGCGGTACAGGCTGCTACCATAAGGCTCAAATGATCTGGAACCTGCTTGCAAGCTTCGAGCTTGAGCTACGGGCGCGGGATGCGGTTAAGACGCAGCTAACTACCCCTGGCGGTGCCGGTGGCATAACCATGATACCAAACCCACCGGGTCTAACTATTCAAGAGCAGCATAAGCGTTTATGTGCTGGGGACTTCTCCCTCGGCTATCCAAAGGATTAATATGAAAATAGCAGTAGACCTTTCCTCAGTCATCTGGAACTGCATGAATGCAGGTACAGACCCACAGCAATACAAGGTAGAGTACGAAGGCAAGAGCTTCACTGTACGCACTGCTGCACACGGTTACGAGTATGCCGTGAACTCTATCAAGTCTGTGCTAGACAAATACAACGCCTCTCCCCGTGACCTTATCATCGTGATCGAGGGTGCCAACAGCAAGGCTCCACGCTTGATGATCGACAAGGATTACAAGTCCCAGCGCGGCAAGCGGTGCCCAGAGCAGTATCAAGAGTTTGGCCTGCTGCGTGACCGACTCGTGACCTTGTTTCGTAACCTTGGAGCCTTGGCCATCCAGCAAGACAACGTAGAAGGTGATGACGTTATTGCATGGCTAGCCAAAACCTACCCCGGCAAGCTAGTCATTAAGACTACTGATAACGACATGGCTGCGCTTAATAGCGACCGCGTTATCGTAGACATTGCAGGGGATGCTGCCGTCAATAAGTACGGAGACTTTCCTTTTGAGTACGTCACGCTTTACAAAGCGATGGTGGGGGATTCTAGCGATAACATTAAGGGTATCAAGGGCTTTGGTCCAGCAGCTTGGATTGACTTTGACCGTCAGTTCGGTGCCGCTGGCATGAAGGAGCTTACCCGACTTGCTGAGAAGGGTTCACTGGAAGAGCTGGCACTGGAAGCTACTCAAAATGATATGGTAGCGCGTATCTATGAAGGCGCAGAAGACTTTCTGCGTAGCTACCAGTGTGCCAAGATGCACCCGGAGTGGGTCAATACCTTGAGCAACCCCATAACATACCTTCCGGGACTTGTTCAGCCTACCTGTGATGACGAGCGACTGGCTAAGTACAAGGCACAGATGCGTCTTATCACTGCGGATAACTACGACGCTGCAGTCGCGTTCTTTAAGTCCAAGATTACAGAGACTGCATACTTCCCGATTGACCTTGAAACTTCTACACCGGAAGAAAGTGACGACTGGCTTGCAGCCGCTGGCTCAGACAGAGTAGACGTTATCGCATCTAAGATCACTGGAGGCTCTGTTAGCTTTGGAGCCAACGGGCAATACGCTTACTATATATCGGTGGACCACAAGGACACAAATAACGTCACCATGAAGCAGTTTGGTGACCTACTACGCTTGATACCTACAGATAAACTGTCAGTAGCGCACAACGCTCAAGGCTTTGAGCTGCCAGTGCTGTTCATGGAGTTTGGTCAGGAGTGGGCTGATAATGGCTGGCGTGGGTTCTTTCCTAACCTAGTTGACTCTCGCATCGCCGCATCACACTGGGACGAGAACCAGTTCAGCTTTGGCTTGAAGACGCTGACCAAGAAGCTGTTTGGCTACGATCAGACTAGCTACGCCGAGGTTACTGGTGGCCTCAAGATGAATCAGATACCGGCCACACAGGTACTTGCTTACGGCTGCGATGACGTATATACGTCGGGCGCTTTGTGGGACTTCTTCTCTTTCATCATGACTATCGAAGGTACACTCGATGCGTTCATAGAGATTGAGCAAAAGCCCATGTACCTGCAGGCGCTGTCTTACTGCCAAGGCATCAAACTTGACATGCCGAAGCTGCAACAGCTATCAGCAGCAGACCAAGAGCTTGAGAAAGTGCAGCAAGTCGTTCTTGACAAGAGCCTTATCAAGCTGGGCTGGGAAGGCACTGTATGCCCTACTTATGTAGAGCTTACACCTGCAAATGTAAAGGAAGCCGTACAGATCATCTCTGGCATTGAGCTTAAGACTGCAGTACGCACCATCAGCAAGTTATCTCAAATGGTTCGTGAGACTGGCAACGAGCAGTGTATTCTGCTAGCTAACCTCATTGACAGCAATGACGTTGTTGGCATTAATGCACTGGTAGCTACGCACTTCTCTGGCCACCCAGAGATGAACGTAGGTAGTCCAAAGCAGCTTAAGGAGTTACTGTACGACAAGCTTGGTATGCCGGTGCGCCTGCGTAACAAGCCTACGCAGGCTATGCGAGACAAAGGCATTCGAGAAGGTACACCCCGTACCGATGAAGACGCTGTTAAGATGGCCATCAAGATGGGAGATGTTCCAGAGGAGCATGTAGACGCCTTGAAGGCTCTCATGGAACTCAAGTTCATCAATACGCGCCGCTCGCTGTATTGGGATGCCTACCCTAAGCTGCTGCACTGGAAGACTGGCAGGCTACACCCAGAGCTGCGCCAAAGTGCTACAAACACACGGCGCTATGCTGGGTCTGCCCCCAACATCCAGCAGCAAGACTCTACTCCGGGCGGTGTACGCTCTACCTGCATACCACACAAGCGCAACGCTATTGTGGTATCACTAGATGAGTCTGCACAAGAGGTTAGGCAACTTGCTGACTACTGCCAAGACGCTAACTTGCTTACGTGTTACCTTGGCACCAAGGAGCAGCTACGTGACGTTCACTCTATCGTAGCGTGTAAGATCGCAGGCTGCACATACGAGGAGTTCCGTGCCCGGCTCAAGTCCGGTGATGAGCTATCTGCCAAACAGCGTCAAGCTGCTAAGATTACCTTGTTCGCTACGATCTACGGCGCTGCTGCACCTAAGATTGCAGAAGGCTTGGGTATCACGGAAGCAGAGGCTCAGGAGTACATCGACGCCATTTATGCACAGTTCCCTGATGTTAAGGCGTGGAAAGAGGCATCGGAAGACCAAGCTCGTAGGCTTGGCTTCGTCGAGATTCACGGCGGCACTATTCGCCACCTTGCTTCGCTTGTCCTGTCAGATGACAAGTACACAGCAGCCAAGGCTATGCGCCAAGCAGGTAACGCCCGGATTCAAGGCGCTGGCGGCAACCAGATCAAGCGTATCATGTCACGCATCTGGGATAGCCGCTTGATTGAGGACTACGATTACCGCTGGTACTTCTCAGTACATGACGAGACTGTTCACAGCGTAGCCCGTGAACACGCAGTGCCTGTTATCAAGATACTGCACGGCTTTATGACAGAGCAGTTCTTGAAGACCGTGCCAAGTGCGTCATCCATTGGTGTAGGCCGCAGCTTCGGTGAGCTGAATGAGCTTGGCGAAGTATTTGATGAAGAAGCTATAGCTAAGGCTGTAGAAGCCATCTTTCAATAAGGACCATAATGCAAAACTACCACGAACTACTACAGACCGTACTTGATACGGGCGTCACGCAAGTCAACCGCACTGGCGTATCGGCCCGGTTCATTCCGGGCGCTATGCTGCGCTACGACTTGCAGAAGGGCTTCCCGGCCATAACCACCAAGCGGCTGGCTTTCGGGGCCGTCAAGGGCGAACTGATTGGCTTCCTGCACGGTTGCCAGTCAGCCGCCGACTTCCGGGCGCTGAACTGCAATATCTGGACGCAGAACGCCAATGAGAACCAAGCGTGGCTAAACAACCCTAACCGCAAGGGCACAGACGACTTGGGGCGCATCTATGGGGCTATTTGGAGAGACTTCAACGGCATCGACCAACTCAAGGAGGTAGTGAGTAAGATCATCAATACCCCCACAGATCGACGCATCATCATGTCAGCGTGGAAGCCTGACGAGTTTGACAAGATGGCGCTACCACCTTGCCATGTACTGTATCAGTTCCTTGTTGATACCGTACATAAGAGGCTACACTTATGCATGTATCAGAGGTCATGTGACTTATTCCTAGGCGTTCCCTTTAATATCGCCAGTTGTGCATTGCTGCTTTCACTCGTTGCAGAAGCAACAGGCTATACGGCGGGCTCCTTTACACATTTTCTCGCAGACGTTCATATTTACGAGAACCACGTTGAGCAAGTCAAGCTACAACTTTCAAGGCAACACCTTGAGCCACCAAAGCTGCGGCTTGCCATGACTAAAGGTGATGGACTTAAGGGCGCTATGGACGCTATTCTTGGTATGTCACCAGAGGACATTGTTCTGGTAGACTATAACTCACACGCTGCCATACCGGCACCAATGGCTGTATGAGCCACGCCAATAGAGGTAAAGAAGCGGAAAAACAGTTCCGCCTAGCCTGTGAAACCCTTGCCGTACAGCAGGGGTTTACCTATTGGCGAGTCCCTGATGCAAGGACTGCTATGGGCAACTCTGGCGGGGAAGGTCCGGGGGACTTTCTCGCTTGGAGCCGTATTACTACTCCAGCAGGCCTAGCAGACAGGTCCTACTCTATTGAAGTTAAAGAAGTCGAACATGAGTACAGGCTTCCAAAAGCAAATTTTAAGAATGACCAAAGAGCGCGTATGCGTATGCTTGAGCTGGCGGGGGTGGTATGCTACGTCGCAGTGCTGTTCAAACCGCTTAAGAAGTGGAGAGTAACTAGGCTCTCCTACTTTGACTCTGGTACAACTGGGTCATGGGACATGACAAATCTTGAATTAGTAGAAATCACAGACTGGATTAAAGTACTACATGCTAACTATTCTAAATGACGTACATGCTGGCGCTATACGCAGCGCCGGTACTACACCGTTCTCGCAGTTCGCGCTAAGAACGCACATCCTAAATAAGTTTGAGGAACTACTACCTGAGTCTGGCGACTTAATGATTCTTGGCGACCTATTTGACACCAATAACGTACCGCTATGGGACGTTAGCAAGGTGCTGTTTATGTTGTCAAAGTGGGTGACAAATAGGCCCGGTAGCACGCTGTACCTAGTCAGAGGCAATCACGATATCAGCAAGACTTCAAACGTAATGTCTAGCTTTGACTTTCTAGGCACCATGCTTAAGGTTCACGATAACGTAATGGTTATTACAGAGCCAACAGCTATCAAGTACGGCTACGTTATCCCCCACCTGATAAATCAGGACCTATTCGATCAGGCACTTGCCTCAGTGCCCAAGTGCGATAATCTATTCTTGCACTGCAACTACGATAACAACTTTGCTGCTCAAAGCGACCAGTCCCTAAACCTTAGCGCGGAGCAAGCCAAAGTCTGCCTAGCAAGCAGAATCGTCATTGCACACGAACACCATGCAAGGTCACTGGGCAAGGTGGTTATTCCCGGAAACCAGATAGCAAGTTCAGTGTCTGACTGGTTATCTCCGGGTGACAAGCAGTACGCTACTATAAACGCCAGCAACGAGCTTGCACTTGTCAAGTGTGCGGATAGAAGTACAGAGTATGCTGAACTTGACTATACATCGGACTTTACCTCGTGTGATGCTAAGTTTATTCGCATAACTGGTACTGTAGCAGCAGATACGGCAAGCAAGCTAATTACTGCAGTATCCAAGTTTAGGCAAAGAAGTAGCGCGCTGGTCATTACATCAGCAGTAAAGACGTTATCGGAAGATGGCAGCGAAACATTTGAAGCTGCCTTGGAAGAGGCTAAGAACTTCTCTGTCATGGAAGCCCTTAAAGACTTCCTCACTCAAGACGAATACACAAAACTGGAGAAGCTTCATGCTAAACGAGCTAACACTAACTAAATTTAGGCAGCATGAGTCTAAGGTAGTAAACTTTACATCGGGCCTTAACGTCATCCGTGGCGCTAACGAAGCAGGCAAGAGTACTATCTTTGAGGCTATCATGTACGCCTTCTACGGGGCACGGGGTCTGCGTGAGTCGTTGGATGATGCCGTGACATGGGGTAACCCGGCGTCGCAACTCAGGGTTAAGTTAGTGTTCACTCACTTAGGCGTCAAGTTCACCATCACCCGGTCAAAGTCGGGCGCAGAGCTTGTCGGACCCGGAGTGACGGCCTCGGGCCAGTCTGAGGTCACCAACTTCGTCACGGCCTTGTTTGGTGCCCCGCTTGACGTTGCCAAGGCCATCCTCATGGCGAAACAAGGCGGCTTGCAGGAATCCCTCGACGGCTCTAGTGTACGGATGATTGAGCAACTTGCTAATGTCCAACTGATAGACAAGCTCATTGAGTGGGTGCAGCTTGACTTGTCTACTGGAAACACTAGCTCGCTGGTCAAGCAACTACAAGACTACCGCGATATGGTAGCCCCAGTGTTAGATACCGCAGAAGCTGACGCTAAAGTATCTACACTAACTTCCCGAGTTGAGGCAGTTAAAGCAAACCTTGAGTTGGTAGAAGCTAAAATCGCTAACCTGCAGTGGGCACCACCTGTGATAGCAGCTAGGGCGGACTATAACGCTAAGCGGGAAGCTTTGGATAGTACGCTTACGCGCCTGCAAACTACACTGCCGTCAGTACCAGAGCCGGTAGAAGATAACTCCAAGGAGTTAGAAGCAGCGGCTGCTGAACAGACTCGCAACAAGGAGCTTCAAGGCAACTACATGAAGTATGCAGCTTTCGTACAGCCTAAAGTCGATAGTAAATACACATCAAGAAGTGAGGCAGACGCTCACCGTGAGAAACTTCAAGAAGAAATTCGCGCTATTACGAAAGGGTTATCAGATACTAGCACTAAGATAGCGGTAGAACTATCAAAGAAAATTACAGAAACAGCCTGCGGACTATGCGGTAAAGACTTATCACAGGTGCCAGAAGTTGTAGAGAAGAATAAGGTAATAGATAGCACCATCGCGGCCCTTAAGGTTAGTAAAGCTAGCTTAGAGGCAAATCTTAGCGCCTATAACCTGCAACTGAGCGGTTTGATAGAGTTGCTTAAAGCAGACTCTGCTGCTAGAAATACAGCAGCAGGTATCCCCCACCTTGAGGAATATCCCACCTTTCCTGCCACCTACGGATGGGCTGGCGGTATTCCAGTAGTAACTTACGTTGACTATGCAAAACAGTTAAAGGAGCTTACTACAAAGCTTGCACAAAGAGAAGCTGCTTTGCATCAGTATAACAAGGTTCAGACGGCTATAGAGGTTACTAGGGTCAACATATCAAGGTTGTACAACCCTGTGCAATCAGAAGTTGACATGGCTAATGAAGCATTTGCTGAGTTGACGTTAGCAGCTACACGTAAGAATGAATCTATTGACGAGCGTAGGCGGCTGGAATCTCAGCTTTCTGAGGCTAGGCACACCCTAGCGATTTTGGAGACGCGCCATACGGAGCAGATGAAGGCTTTTACACAGGCTCAATCTCAGGCCTCGGTAGTAGAGTCTAGTATCAGGGAGATGACAGATAACAATCTCTTGATTAAGAAGCTGAGGGAAGCAAGGCCGTCAGTAACTAACCGCTTATGGAATACTGTACTTGGTACAGTAACCAGTTACTTCTCACAACTTCGTGGTGTTCATACAGTAGTAGGGCGTAAAGATGACTGCTTCACGCTTGACGGCAAGAAGCATACATCCTATAGTGGTTCTACCCAAGACTGCCTTGGCCTTGCCATTCGTGCTACCCTGCAAAAGACCTTCATGGCCGGCTGTGACTTCACCACGTATGACGAGCCTGCAAGTGGGTGTGACTTAGCGCGGGAAAGCGATATGCTAGCGATGCTATCGACTTGTGGGTTTGAGCAGGTACTGCTCGTCACCCACAGCGACTTAGCAGACGCTTACGCTACTAACTTCATCCAGATATAGTAAAGGGAGCCTAGGCTCCCTTTACTACTTAGGTTCAGCGGACTTTGGAGGTCGGGTCCCGAACCAGAAAAGGGATACTGTAGTCCAAACATATAAAATAGTAGAGACTATTTGTACAACAATACCGGTTATCTGTTCAGGTGTAAATGAAATACCATGAACGTCCATCAGATTACGTGCCCACACAAACATGTAGGTCACAAGTACGCAAAGATACGCTGTCATCCCGGGGCGGATAAAGCCGCGCAGGAAGTCAACGAAACCCATCATCAAGGTCACAGCGCCACCCACAAAGCCGGGGCGGCTCTGGGCACCTTTATCAAGGTAGGTAGCCTTGTCATTCTCAAGTGCAGCAATCAAGGACTTGGAGGCGGCTTCATCGCCTCGCGCCTCTGCATCAACCTCTGCCATACTGACTTCGGCAGCGTTACGAGAATCCGCTCTAGCAGACTCAAGCTTTGACAGCTCAAGCGTGTTCTGGTGGTTCAGCTTGATGATTTCAATATCTTGCTTCTTATGCTGCAAGTCAAAGTAGCGTTGCAGCAATACTCCGATAAGGCCAGTAGCCCCGCCAGAAAGAACACTTGTAAACAGTCCACCAATAATTTCTAGCATAGTATTAACGCCTTTGTGTATAGAGCTTGCCTATGTGCAATGCCGTTTGTGCCGCCGTTTATACGTTTAGTCAGTGTAACAAAATCTCCACTATCTGCAAACGTATTGAGTTTCTTTAAGTTCCAAAATATAGCTGCCGATAATGCTGCATACTGCACAAGCGCTAGCTTCTCTGGTTCTGCGTGAAAGTCTGGGCAGTCTGGTACTAACTTTCTCATTTCCCTTGTGGTAATGATATAGTTAGATTCTCCCGTAGTTTGTATCCAGCCACGGCCCATATATCTTTTACCTGAGCCGGGTGCTATATTGCCAAGCTGCTTAGCAAGCTTACTTGGTGGCTCATACTTTAGCTGCTGCTGCGTAGGACCCCAAATCTCCTTAGTATATACTAGCATCCCGCTCTCATGCCCCACCTGTGCAAGAAAGCAGGCTTTACGCTGTTGCGTAGTACACTTCGCAAGTAGCAAAGCCGCCTCCATAAATGGGGCGGCTTCCTTAGCTTTAGATAACCTCAGGTTATATAGCTGGACCAGGGTTTGTGTGAGGTTCATTGGCTTGGTAGTCTTTTAACATAGTCTCAAGCTCATCTATCTTCTTGTTTGCCTTACGCAACTCACCCATAAGACCTACGTTCTGTTCGTGGAGTTCAGCTACCTGCTTTGACAAGCTCTGAACAAGCTCAGACTGGGCCTTGAGCTGTGCTGATAAAGTAGCGCCAATAGAGGTTACGTCGGCTATGTCTACCTTACGTGAGTGGAGGTAGAGCGCAAATACTGCAAATACGAACCCAACGGTAAGGGTGAACGCTGCGGGTTGACCCTTTAGGGCCTGAATCAGTAGCGTTATAGCTTCCATGTAAACCTCAACATGCTTACGTTTACGACAAAGGCGTACAAGTTAGTAAGCCCTAGAGTTAGTAAACCTATAGCTACATGGTCCGTAGAGAGACTACTAATGCCGACCCACACCCAAAAGCTACCGTTTACCCAGCACATTATAGTGCGAAGTAGCTCTTGTTTCGGGTACGCCAGTAGGCCAATTAACTGCAAAATCAGCAGAGAGGTAATGGCCCACTCCCAATATACGCAGGGTTTAGATGACTCCATCAGAATAGGGGAACCAGACACCAATATAGTAATCAAAAGTAAGGCTAGAGCCATACAACTTGCAAGCTCTGCTACTCTGGTATCTTGTGGAAATAGGTTAAAAGATTTCACGATGCCTCCAAGCCTTCACTATATATCGCCAACATTAACGCTGACTTAAGTGCCAACTGACTTGTCGCAGTGGTCTTTATCGAATACGTCTAGCAGTTTGCATAGCACGCATCCCCACTTTTTATTTTCTCTCTTAGCTCTACCTGCCCTTGAGGATACTGTTTCGTCCTCACTACCGTTGCTAGCTGCATTAAATAGCTGGTCGAAACTAATTGCTATCTTCCAACTCTTGTCTGGCGCTACCAGTACTGTGTACAGATAGCGAACAAAAGCTATTACTGCTGCAAGGGCGAGCAGTGGAAGAAAACAAATCAGTATCAACCTAGCTTTCATGCAGCGTCCCTAGCAAGGGCCTCACTTATATACAGGCTGTAGAGTACAGCATAAACTTGCTCATGCGTCATAACAGTACCAGTAGGTTCCCCAGTAGTCGGGTCAATCAACTGAAATACGCCATCAGCTCTAAAGCTGGCGTTTATTGCTCCAACGGGTCGTGCAATTGAATCTGCTCCAAGCTCAATAAACCGCTCCTCAAGAAAGGCCATTGATGGCACACCACCCTTGGGGTTGTTAATGACTACCTGATTACATCTGGTATAAGCTGTACCAGAAATAGAACTTTCATTGTAGTTTGGCACAGTAGCTCCTTAAGCGGACTTGAGTGTAGGCGAATAACCCTGAGCAGAGGCTGACTGCAAGGCTTCCTCAAGGGACTTGACCTGTTGTTGTAGAACAACAATAGTCCCGGCGTCCATGACGTTTTGGGCTTGAGCAATATCGCGCTGTCGGGTAAGACAGGCGAAACGGGCATTGAGTTCGATTTCAGAAACGATGTTTTCGGGCATTTTATTTCCTTACCAGTAGGGGATGTATCGGGTGGTTCCCGCCACGGCAATGGCAAGCCACCCTTGGACTGTGGTGTTAGCGCCAGTCGGGCCAACGCTGCCAAGTGTAGTCGCAACTGCACCATTTGCAACGTTTGAGTTCACAAAATTTACGCGACCGTTAGTGGTGCCAGTGCCAGTAGTGAGGTTAATGTCACCACCTACGCCAGAGCTACCATTAGATGCTGTTATAGATACGTTAGCACCAGCACCAGTAGAGCCTCTAGCCCCGGCTGTTATAGTAACAGCACCTCCTGCCCCGGTGGCCCCACCAGTACCCCCAGCGATATTTACAGCACCACCAGCAGCAGCAAGCCCACCTGCACCGGCTGTTATGTTTATAGCACCACCGATACCACCAGTAGTCGTAGTAGAACCCTGACCAGCTAGTATGTCTACTTTTCCGCCCACAATGCCAGTAACTGTGGCACTAGAATTACCAGCAGTAATAACAACATTACCTGCTCTTACATTACTATTGGTTAAGTTACCCGCAGTAATAGTAACATCACCGCCTTGGTTACCGCCATTACCAGCTGTTACGCTAATAGAGCCTCCGTTAGACCCCGCAGTAGTACCGCCTGTAATAACTACACTACCTCCACTACCTAGTGAGTTAGTAACTGCACCACCGGTTATAGCTACATTACCCCCAGTACCAGAGCCAGAAGACGTACCACCATTTATAGTAACAAGGCCCCCAGGAGATGTATTAGATATACCGTCACCCCCGGATACAGTAGTACTGCCAGATACACCGCCTGAACTACCTCCGGCTTTAATAGATACTGCTCCACCATTCTGGCCAAGGCCACCAGCTCCAGCAGTTATAGTAACTGCACCGCCAATACCCCCACTGGTAGTTGTAGACCCAGCACCTGCTGTAATTACTACAGGGCCACCAGCCACAGAGGCAACTGCACCGGCAGCACCTCCGTTAATTACTACTCCACCGGAGTTACCGGACTGTGCAGCACCCGATGTACCGCCCTGCAGAGTAAGTATCCCAGCAGTAGATGCAGAACCACTACCTATTGTAATTGTTATATTACCAGATGTATTTGCATTACCTGTAGTAATACTAATTGCACCGCTAGAGGTTGAGGATGCGGCGGTATTTATTGAACACGCCCCTGAGCTACCGGTAGACGAAGAGCCGCTAGCTATAGTTACATTACCGCCAGTAGCTGCAAGTCCACCAGTACCAGCGGTAATAGAAATAGCGCCTCCAATGCCGCCAGTAGTAGTAGTGGAGCCTGCTCCAGCGGTGAGCACTATTGGGCCACCTGCCACAGAAGCTACTGCACCAGTAGAACCACCGTTAATAACTACTCCACCAGAGTTACCGGATTGCGCTGTATTAGATGTTCCACCTTGCAGGGTTAAAATGCCAGCAAATCCGGTAGCTCCACCCGTTCCAGAGGATATAGTTATATTACCGCCGGAGTTTGAAAGACCTCCAGTACCACCAGTAATTGTAATAGGCCCACCAAAACCCCCTGTAGTTGTGGTAGAACCAACACCACCAGTTAACACGACTGGACCACCAGATATACCTATTACTGCACCAGCAGCACCACCAGTTATGACAACACCGCCTGAGTTGCCAGACTGCGTTGTGTTGGATATACCACCAGTTATATTTAAAATACCCGCTCGCCCTGTAGCACCCCCACTAGCTACAGATAAATTAAGGTTACCGCTTGCAGCAGCAAGTCCACCAGTACCGGAAGTGATAGTAACTGCACCACCAACGCCACCAGTCGTTGTAGTAGAGCCTGCACCAGCAGTAAGCACAACAGGGCCACCTGCAATAGAGGCTACAGAGCCAGCGTTGCCTCCCAGCAGAACCACCCCACCGGAGTTACCCGACTGTGCAGACCTTGCTGAACCACCCTGCAAAGTAAGAATACCGGGGGTGCCTGACGTTGGGTTTCCAACAGAGATAGTTACGTTACCGCTACTACCAGAAGTAGTAGTACCAGAGCTAATGGAGATAGGGCCGCTAGCACCGCTAGTGCTTCCACCTACTCCGGTAGCTAAAGTAATTGAGCCACTACTACCAGTAGTACTACCGCTACCAGTAGTGAGTTGAAATACTCCACCACCGGATGCTGATGGCGTGGTATTAAATACAACATCACCAGTACTAGTAACAAGCAGTATATTAGTAGCCCTTGCATTAACAGACAAGGCGTTTGCAGTGGAGCCAGCAAGTGTGCTTATGGAGACAAGGTTTTGACTTCCTACGCCGCCAGTAGCTGCGGAAGTTTCACCGATAGCGAATGCCGTCTGAGCGGCTGTAGTCTGCGACCAGTTCCAAGTCTGTGGATTGTTGCCGTTGGCAAGCGTGTTTGAGCCTGTTGCAGCCGTCAGACCACTCAAGGCCGAGGTCACACTCAACTGGCTTGCTGGGACCTTGCCAGTGCCATCCAATGATGCGTAGCCGTTAGCATTACCCTTCTCACTCAAATCCTGCTTGAGATTGAATGCTGTTTGCTGAGCAGTAGAGACTGGCTTGTTTACGTCAGAAGTGTTATCTACGTTGGATAACCCGATATCGGCTTTAGCAAGTGTTACTACCCCGGCGTATCCATTTACAGAGTCTACTGCACCACTGGTTATATAAATATAGGCACTACCAGACCACCTATAAGTCTTGTTTGTATCAAGTGCTACATAAATCTTACCGGTTTCACCGGTTCCTGGAAAGGCTGCAAGATTGGCGTACTCAAGAACATCGTCAACAAAAGATGGCAGTTGACCCGAGGGAACTTTACCACCAGAGTCCAAGGAAGCATAGCCATTAGCTACGCCTTTTGCAGATACATCCTGCTTTAAGTTCAAAGCAGTTGTAGTAGCTGTAGAGACAGGCTTATTTACGTCAGATGTATTATCGACGTTGCTAAGTCCAACATCAGCCTTAGTAGGTGCAGACCACGAAAAGTCATAATCTGTAGTACTATTTTTTCTAAGGTAGAAACCTGTAGCACCTCCTGTAGGAGTACCTACACCGGAGGGGCCTTGGCCCACTGACAAAGCAAGTGCTATAGTGGGGGGCGCACCAATGGCAAGTTGTATCGGGTCTTGCCCGGCCTCCACTACCTCAAGATTTAGAGGGGCAGGTGTATTAACAGTAATACTCATGTCTTGGTAACCTCACGGAATACGGATACAGCACCATACATCAATGGTGTAACAACCCCAGCAATTTCCATCTCCATATCCCAGTAGTACTGAGAGTCTGCATCAGTTTCTGTCAATCCCGCAGAAAGTGAGGCAGTGTCAGTAGCAGTTATAGAGTAAGAAAACTGTCCAGCAGCCGAGTTAGTTATCGTGCATGTAAACGGAGCCGCTACAGTAGCTGAGTTAGGCAACCGTCTTACCTGCCCACGGATTGTAGCACCGGCAAGGCTTACTGGGGATGTGTCCGGATTAGTCAGTGTGCAGGCCATAGGGCCGAATGTGGCACCCTGACGCACCAGTAGGTTAAGCTCTGCACCCTTGAAACCAATAGTTACTGCCATTTTATTTAGCTCCTTCAAGCGCCTCAAGGCGGGCTGTAAGTTCTTGTATAGCTTTTACAAGTACTGGTATGAGGCTACTCTCGTTGTACAAAAGTTTGTCTGGATTTTCATTATCTATAATAACTGCGTCATCCCCCTCAAGTGCAAGTACTTCCTGAGCCTTAAAGCCGTAGCGCTTGCCGCCTTGTGTATCCGTAGTGTCCCTAGATACTCTAAATCTGTAGCTTACAGGGCTAAGAGCTTTAACAAATTCAAGTCCATGCAGCACGGGTTGAAAGTCCGTTTTATCCCTTTCATCAGAAACTACGGTCCAAGCTACCTGAATATACGCATTAGTTGCCGCAGTGCTACCAAGCACTATACGGTTAGACTCCGTAGTTACGTTAAACACCGAGGTGCCCACACCCGAGGAAATCTCAATATTATTAGTACCACTTGTTGCGTTAATGAGGGCTTGGCTACCTATAGCCGTATGAATACCAGATACTACGGAGTACAGGGCTTGGTAGCCGACTGCAGTGCAACTATTGGACGAACTAAGGTTTTGACCAGCTTGATAACCTACAGCAGTATTAAAACTGCTGTTAGTAGCATTAACAAGTGCCCCATAACCTATAGCCGTGTTGCTAGCGCCAACTGTGTTTGTCTGCAGTGCAGAATACCCCAGCGCAGTATTACCGGAACCTGTAGTAAGTGCAGCCCCCGCCGATTTACCTACTAAAGTACAGGTACTCCCAGAAGTTAGTGCAAGTCCCGAGTTATGGCCGACAAGTGTGTTGTCAGAGCCTGTGTTTGTCGCTGAACTACCAGCATACGAACCTATAGCAGTATTTCTGGCGCCTGTGGCGTTATATAGAGAACTTACACCAACTGCTACAATGCTACCGTTGCTATTAGCTACATTTAAAGCATTATAGCCTACAGCGACATTGTAGCCGCTAGCTAAAGAACCGCCGCTTTGGTAACCAACAGCGGTGTTTCCAAGTGCGCCAGACGTAGTGTACAGGCTACGATAACCTATAGCTACGTTAGCCTGACCAGAAGAGTTGCTAGCTAGGGTAGAGTTACCAACTGCTACGTTCTCTGTACCAGAAGTGCTAGACTGCATAGCCGAGCTTCCAACTGCTACGTTGTTAGAAGCTGTAGTACTGGCGCTAAGAGCGAAAGAGCCAACAGATACATTGTTGCTACCAGTGGTATTGGCAGAGCCGGAGTTACTGCCAGCAAATACGTTACTTCCGCCGGAGCTTATAGAACTACCCGCACTCAGGCCTATAGACGTATTATTAGTGTTACTATTGTTACCAGAGCCTACAGTAATAGTACCCTTAACCTTGATATCACTATCACACACCATAGTGATACTAGTCGGAGAGATAGTCCAACTATTAAATGTACCTGACCCACCAGTAAATGTTACGTTTACAATAAGTGTAGTAGATGAGTAAGAAGTTACAACACCTTTCATGTAGTTATTTGCATCAGCAGCAATAACTACAGCCATACCAACAGCCCACAACTTGCCTGACTGCGTTGTAAAAGTCTTGGAGCCTGTACCGATGGCAGTGCTAGTAGTGCTGGAGCCGCTGTATCCGGGCAAGGCCAGCGCAGCAGCCGCACTGGCGGCAACGTCTGCATTAGTCTGCATGGCAATGGCAGTAGCATTCACCTCGGTCGTAAAGGTGCCAAGCGCAGCTACCCAAGCGTTAGCCTGCGTGGCAAAGTTTATTGGGTCGTCCCGTGTAGGTGCGGTTGGGAGTGCTGTAATCGTCATGTCAATCCTTCTATCTCAAGTGTACACATACTAGCAGAGAAATACTGTATGTCCATTGTGAAATCTCTGTAAAATCCAAATACGTTTAGTGACTGGTAGTTACTGTCATCAGTACCCACCCACATGCAGGGTGTGGCTCTTAAGTCCGCAAGTACGCCGTAGACTCTATCGAAGTCTGTATTAAGCACCCACAGCTTAGTGTTTACTCTACTGCTAAAGCTACGCTTTACGAACGTAGTAACCCCGAACTCGTCAGTATTCTTTCTTGAGTAGTCGGTTATGCCAAGCGTTGTGCCATACTGAGCGCCGCCAATACTGGCTGCATTACCAAAGCTTACATTACCGATGGCCACCACTGCAAGCGGCGCAGCACTTACTTTAATGTCCATACTAGCATTAACATACGAAGGCAAACCACCCAGTACAAGTGTATTAACTTGCGTAAAGGGTTCAAAGAAATATAGATACCAGTCTGTAATAACAGCCCGGTCAAGTGTAATGTCACCACTATCGTAAACAGTAGGTCCAGCTATTCCGTCTTTAATTACTACCCTTGCCTTAGTACCTGTAAGATTAACCAAAGCAAGTGAATCACAGTTTCCAGTAGCTACCTTAAACTCTATGTCACCCAGGTCTTCAGAAGCAGTGCTGACCTGTGGGTCAAATGCTGCCCACTTGTTAGATGGACCAAATACTGACCACTGCGCTGGGCTTATATCGGGCTGATTACCCGTAGTAGATGTTGTAGCAGTATATATGTAGTTACCATACACTACCTTAGTCCCAGTAGTATAGGCAGTCACAGCCGAGTATGTAGCGTACAGTTCCGTGGTGGAACTGTACTGAATCATACCTGCAACCATTGTTGTGGGTTTTATGACCTTCATACTGCGTGTGTAGTTATGGGTGTATCTGCATCATTACGTATCAGCAGACCGCGACCATCCCAGTCATTTTGGAGCTTCGCCATTTTAGCCGTGTGCGTAGCCGTTGCGCGGGTTTCATACCGCAGCAAGTCAATTTGGGCTATCAATTCCTTGATAAGTCCTGACACATTGCCGTCATCGGAGCCGCCAAGCATTGACTTGGTTTGCGACGCATTGTAGTACATTGCTGGCCCGGTAGCCTCAATCTCTGGCCCATCTTCACCAACAAGTCTATAACCACCTCTATGATAGCCCCCAGACGCAAAGGCTGGTATAGTCAAGGTGGGGTCTACAGCTTTAGCTGCAAACATAGCTTTATTAGCCAGCACGGAAACAGAAGCTAACCACTGTTCACGGGTAGCACTATTTTCTTTCAGTGCGGTGCTTATATCTGGCAGAGCGTCTGCAAGCTTTGTCAGGTATTCAGCTTGTGTAGTTCCAGACGTAGACAAAGCAAGTGTATAGTTCTTATCGAACTGCCCTATTTGCTGCTGCAGCGTCAGCGCTGGAGAAGCGTCCTTCATGACTTTTTCAGCAGCCTGCATCAAGCTATCTGCACTAGATACTGCAGCACTGGTCATGTCGATGAAAGCAGAGCTAAGCTTGAGCAAACCACCATATACTGCTTGACCACTTTCAGTGGTAAGGTCCTGAGCCTCTACAAGCTGGCGGAATGCTTGCCGAGTCATTGGAACTGTACTGATACCCAACTTAGACAGCTCGGACGTAAATACGCTAAGCTTAGAGCTAGACTTATCAGTGTTGCTGTAGAATGCGTCAAAGTAGCCTCGTACTGCAGACTCAAACTCAGATTGAGAGCCTACTGCGTTGATTATGTTTTGAGCATACTGCGCACTCTGCATAGATGCAGAGTACGTAGCCTTACCAAGCAGTAGCATAGCTGAGTTAACGCTATTCAGGCCGCCAGACAGCCGCGACAAAGTAGCAGAAGCAGTTTCACCTATCTGTGAGTACTCAGTAGTCCCAAGTATAAGCTGGGCCATAGCTTCTCCAGCACCCTCAAACGCAGACTTAATCTGAGCGTTTATCTGGTCACCATTAAGGCCGTCTGTTGCAAAAGCAAAGCTATGTGTGAAATTAACCAAGGCTTCTGCTGATGCACCAAGTGTAGTAGCCTGCAAAGCCGCCTGAGTCTTAACCAGTTGGAACTGGTTAGACAGCTGCTTTACTATACGTGGGTCAAGAGCGGAAGTGTCTCTCCCGCCTGAGCTAAACCAGCCACCCTCATAGTCTGTATAGCTATAGCCTGAGAAACCGTCACCAGCGCCAAAGGTTCCGGCGATACCACTACCGTCGTATTTTTTGCCAAATGCACGGTTAAATAGGCCAGAAGCAATACCACCGATAGGCCCGAACCACAGGGATACAGCAGTCCCAATAGCATCAGCAAAGTTACTGACCTTAAAGCCGCCGCTTATTGCATTTTTAAGTGATACACCTGCAGCAGCGCCGCCTACAGCACCGAGTACTTGACCAAGCTGGGCACCTACCCCGGTTAGTTGGTAAGCGTTACCATCATAGTAGCTTACTCCAAGCTTTTCGCCCATGGAGTTACCGGCAAGCTTAGTGAAACCATTAGCAATACTTGTAGACACGCCACTATTAAGAGCATCAAACACGCTCTTACCTGCGGACAGGGCGCTAAACGCGCTGCCCTTGCCAGTGCCCGCTCCTTGGGCCGCAGCAGCCGCGCCAGTGGGGTTCAGGGCCGTCGCAATGGTAGCGGCAAGGTCATTGATGATCGGGTCAAGGAAAAGGCGCAGCGGGGCCATCAGCGCCCGTTGAATCTGGTCACGCAGTTTCTTACCGGACTTGTCTCCTACACCGATGATAGCGTCGAACAGTGAGTCAGCTATGTCTTTAGAGGTAGTCTTCCAAGACGTAGCAAGTTTCTGACGCTCAGCCTCAAGCTGGTCAGAGTCAAACTTAGCACCGGCAGTGCTGCCTGCCTTAGAGATATATGTAGCTTCATCCTTTGATAGCTTAGCAATTTCAGCTCTAAGCCTCTCAATCTCAAGGCCCTTACGTCTGTACATCTCAATGTACTCTGGGTTTCCACCACTAGAAGTGGCCAACTCATCGTACTTTGCCTGCTCAGCTGTAAGTTCAGTGATCTTAGTAGTAGTAGAAGCAATTCTATCAGAGAAATCCTCTTGTACTTTCATCTGAGCTTCAACTATAGCTACTGCTCTAGGTCCTTGCTTCTCCGCAGCAGCCCTTGCAGCCTCCACAGCCGAAGCTTTATTGACGCGCTTACTGTAACTCTGCATCCACTCCTCATTAGCCTTAACCATACGGTTAATCTCACCAGTGGCTTCGTAGGTTTCATTAGCAAGCCTCTTCGTCTCGTCAGACTGACGGGCAATGCTATCATCAATAATCTTACTAGCAGAGCTGTCGTATGCTTCCCCAAGCGCTGTCAAGCGTTCATTTAGATTGCTTTTCTTCTTTGGGTCTTTCTCTTTATCGTACTGGTCCCCAATAGCTTTATAAACGCTAGTGTACTCCTTATACAACTTATTAAGGCTGTCAGTCTCTATTTTGTCAGCTTCGTCATTAAAACGCTTGATAGTAGCCGTTCTCTTAACATAAAACTCAACGTCGCTGAGTTCTTTAGCTTTATGAGCATAGCCGAGCATATCAAGCTCGTCTTGCATGAGCTTTCTTTGTAGGCCAAGGTCTCTACTATAGGCAGCGTTTATCTTACCAGAGTTATCATAAATCCGACCCATGTCTTCATCAGTAGAAAGCATACCAGTACCAGCTTCACGCTTGTTCCTAGCCTTTCTGGAAGCTTCAGACTGTATTTCATCCAACTTAGAAAGAGACTTTATACGCCCCGCATCGGCCAGCAGGGCGTTTACTTGACTCTCAGTTTCAGCCTTATACTTATCCAGTTCGTCCTTAGCCGTCTTAGCTAAACCCTCATTTACTCTATTATAGGCAGGACTTTGATTGTTTTTTGCAAGCTTAGCTTTAAACTCTGCGTCTTTCCTAAGCTCATCTTCTACAGGCTGGCGCTTAGAGCGAAGTTCCTCAGCAGCCATGCGAACCTGTGCATTAGTTGCTTTATCAATCTCGCTAGCATAAAGGCTCCAAGCGTTAGTCTTGGCTTCTAGTCTCTCTATCTCTTTCTTAAAAGACTCGCTGGTATTCTTAAAGAACTCATCAGAGTTTTCTCTAGCCTTATCTAGTCCACTCTTTGCTTTATCTCCGAATAAAGTATAAGCAGTACCAGCTATTGTGAGTAGTACCCCAAGTGGGCCAAGTACTCCGAGTACCCGTGACAAAGCCGTCATGCCAAATGTGGCAGTAGCAGCGCTGGCTCCAAGTGTCTTAAGGCCTCCAGACAGGCCTTCGGCTACTACAGTTGTAGCCGCCATAGTGATACCCTTAGCTTTAATAGCATTAGCAAGCAGTGTAACCTGCGTAACCAAAGCCATTAACCCACCAGTAGCTACTAGCCCTAGCATCACCATCTTATAAGCAAGATAAGCCTTACCCAAACCTACAATAAGCTCGATATGGTCAGCAAGGACCTGACCAGCTCTGGTAACAACGTCTATAAGCTCGGTAACAGCACCCACAAAACGATCAGAAGACAGTATATCTCCAAGGGTACGCATAAGCTTAGTAGCAGCGCCTTCTGATGCACTAAAAGCTTTTACCAAGGAACGCTCTATATCCGCAGCCGTATCCTTAAATACGTAACCAAAAGCCTGCCGCTTTCCTATATCAGCAAGTACAGTAAACCCAGCTGCGTTATTAATTGCATCAGCAATCTTAGCAAACTCAGTTTGTACATCTTTGCCAGCAGCTGCAGCATTTTGAGCAAAAGCTATAAGATCAGCACTCATAGACTTAAGGCCACGCTCATTGCCAAGTCGCTGCAGCAACTCAATTTGCTGGTCAAACCTAAGACCAGATAGCTTAGTCGTAAGCTGTCCAAGAATATCTGGCAAACCCTTCATCTTATTATTCTGTAGGTCCCATACCTGAATACCAAACTCTTGAAGTGTTTTCTTACCCTTGGCAGTAGCTCCTGTCAATTCGACGTACATCTGCCGCACAGCAGTACCGGCAGCACTTCCGGTAATACCAATATTAGCAAGTAGTGCCAGAGATGTAGCAACATCCCTAATATCTACACCGTAGGTCTGGGCAATTACTGACGAGGCCTTGAATGCCTCCGTCATGTTCTCAATACTAGCCATAGAGCTAGCAGCAGCAGCGCCAATAACGTCGGCTACAACACCAAACTCTTTAGCCTTATATCCGAATGCACTACCAATAGCGACTAATGATTCTGCACTCTTTTCTATGTTTACGTTACCAACATTAGAGAATGCACGAACTGTACTGAGAGCATCAAGCTGCTCCTTAGCATCCAAGCCTGCCAAAGCAAGTGAGCGCATACCCTTGGCCATCTCAAGTGGTCCAGCGGCACCATTAGCAGAGTCTACAGCAGCCGCTTTTAGCTTGGTCATGTCCTCCGCAGCAGTCCCTGCTACGTACTGTATGTCAGCGAATACAAGGCTCAGCTCCTTGCCTGCTTGGTAGGACTTGGCAATGCCGAAAGACAGGGCAGAACCAGCCAGCAGGGGGGCCATCTGACCCCAAGTGAGCCACAGCAAGCCAAAGCCCGACGCAAGGCCACGGGCCGCGCTATGGGCTGTATTCATGTCGCCACCGAGTGACTTGAGGGCGTTGCTCAGGCTGAATAGTTTAGGTGTAACATCACCTGTGTTCTTTCCAAGAGTAGCCATAGCGCCAGCGAGTCGCTCTGTAGCCCCTGACTTAACGGCTTCCACCATGTCAGACCCAAACTTACCTACTGCTGCAGACTCTCCACCACGAACTCCAAGCATACCCTGAGCAGATACCATCTTGCTAAGCAAAGCCTTAGCACCAGTAGTTTCGCCAGCTTTGATAGCTTGGTCTACAAGCGCTTGTTGATGTCTGTAGTTAGCATTAAGCTCTCCCTGACGGTAAGACTCGTTTGCTGCCTTTTGTGCATTTCTGTACTGAGCTTTAGCTAGGGCTGCTGCATCATCCAGCCTTTTTTCGTGCTCCAAAATTTCTTTAGCAGCGGAAGCATCTAAAGCAATATTATCTGCCTTAGTTTTATCCCTACGAGCTTTATCCCTAGCGTCTAGGTCAGCAAGTCCGCTAGACGCCCTTGCTTTTGTAGCTGCCTCTAATCTTGCAAGCTCCTCCATACCAGCAGAACCCGGCTTAGAAACTTTAACGTAGTTAGAAGCCTGTTGTAGCTCTCTACCGCGAGCTGCTATGTTGTCAGAAATACCAGACGCAAGTGTTTTAGACTCTTGGTTAGCCTCCCTAAGTGCATCTCTATATTCTCTGGCAGCTTTTACTGTAGCCTCTGCTATGAGTTTACGATTAACAGTATTCTGGTCCACAGCGTTTACTGAACCAGAGAGTTTTTCTACAGCCCCAGCTTTAACTGCTTCGACCATATCAGAGCCAAACTTCTTAGCAGCCGTTGACTCCCCTCCAGCTACGCCTAGCATACCCTGAGCGGATACCATTCTACCAAGCAGCGTTCTAGCGCCCGTGGTCTTACCCGCCTCTATAGCCTGATTTACTAGCGCCTGTTGGTGGGCAAAACTAGCATTAAGTTCCCCTTGGCGGTATAGTTCATTAGCTACTTTTTGTGAATTTCTAAACTTAGACTTAGCTATAGCTAATGAGTCATCTAAAGCTCTCTCCTGCCCTTGTATCTGCATAGCAGCAGAAGCATCTAGTGCTTTACTTACTCTCTTATCTTCCTCCCTGCGAGCCTTTTCTTTATTACTCTGCCACGAGTTGAGGTTGTTAGTAGCATACTTAACACTCTCTGCATACTTAGCCTCCTCTGCAGCAGCAGCCGCATAAGTACTAGCTATCTCTGCCCGCTTTTGCTTATTTCTTTGCTTATCAATAAGGTCCCAAGCAGCCTCACGAGAGGCAGCAGCTTTATTAAGCTCTGCTTGTTCAGCAAGTAGAGCTTTAGAGGCTACTCCAGCCTCTTTCAAAGCGTCTCTGTAATCTCTAGCAGCCTTCACAGTAGCCTCTGCAATCAGCTTACGATCTACACCAAGCTCAGTACTGGCCCCAGCCACTGTCTCAGAAAGGTTTCCTTTCTTATCTCGTGGAAAACTTACGCGGCTAAATACGCCACCAGACAGCAGCGACTCGCCGTAGGAAGCAAGTGCTTGTGATCTTATACTTTTGTAAGAAGCTTCTTTTGCTCTGTCGTACTCATACTGTAGAGTTAGCTTAGCAGTACCCAAAGATTCTCTAAGAGTAGCAGTTATTTTCGCTATAGAGTTAGTAAGAGCGCCATTGGCCGAGCTACCTACATTCTCAATAAGCTTTGGATAACTACTTAATGCCTTAGCTACCTCCTGCATTGCAGAAGTACTATCCTTAGCTAAGCCCTGCAGCATAGTCTTAGCATCCCCAGTTCTCTTCTGGGAGGCCTCTATAAAAGCATCTAATTGGGCTTTTGCGGTATTTAGTTTTGCCCTGTTAAGCGCGCCTAAGCTAGCCGTCAACTCGTCTAAAGCTTTTGTAGCCTTATTCGTCTCGTTGATAGTCTGCGTAAAGCTTAACTGTAGATCGTCGCTCATGGGTACTCCGGTAAAATCGCGTAGCGATTTTATCCCGGCCCATAAGAAAAAGACCTCACGCGGAGGTCTTTTTCTTGCTGTCTTCTTGGAGTTTCCTATTCTTGGAGTACTCAGATAGCCATATCATGTCTATTCTGTGTAACTCTTCCCATAAGTCTCCAATGTCTTCTTTAGTGAAGCCTTGCGCTATACACCAAAGAAATATCTCACTAAATGGTATCTCAGCAGGACCACCCATTGTGTAGTTTCTGCTGCCACTAAGCTCCTGCCAGATTTTATGGTAATACCGTAGATACTTTGGTATCTCCGGTATATTCCTTAAGCCATCTGGCGTATGTCCAAGTTGCTCTTGTATCTCAAGCAGGTCATTAAGTCTTTCTCCATACTTAAATTGCCACTCGAAATACAAACTTAGTTTTTTTCGTCTTCTTCGTCTTTAACAGCTTTGAAGGTGTTCATGTCATCTGCAACGGATGACACAGCAGCGCGGAACTCCTCGTGAGCAAGTAGTTCCTTAACAAGGTCCTCGCTGTAGGTGAACTGCTTACCCTTGTAGGTAATCTCGCCTTCAAAGCCCAGCAAAATAGTCTTTGCCATAACATTGATGACAATCTCCTTTGCCTTGGCGTCCGCAGCATCGCCCTTGCTGTCCAGCACGGCGCGGTTTTGCTTTGCCAGCTTGTTCATCAGCTTAGCGTAGTTCTTGTTGCCTGCACGAGCGATCAGCCACTTCGTATCGCCTGCGCCGGGAATCTGCGTCAGCGTACCTTTTTCTTGAGCTTCGGTATCGACTGCAAAAGCGTTAAACAAGTCCATTTGGTGTTCCTTAAAGTTGGTTGGTTGGAGGTCGTAATATAAACGAAAAAAGCCCGGTGGAGCTAACCACCGGGCAAATTTCACTTTCCCCAACCAACTGGTTGAGTAGTAGGGCTATACCATACTACTATTAAACAACTGCTACACCGATACGATCAATGAAGATCAGCTTACGGAGAGCTGATACTGCATTGCCGGTATCAGACAATGCAGTAATTTCAACATCGACCATCTGGTCTTTATCCTTAGCGTCGCTGTTGGACTTGTACGTAGCAAGGTTTCCAACAGGCACCGTGAAGATGTAGCCGTTACCAGCAGCATCTGTGGAGCTAAAGATAACGCTGGTGTTGGCGTTAGTGCGGAACTTGGTAAACAAGCTCTTGTCAGCGAAGTACAGGCTCATGTTGAGCTTGCAGTCGATGGTGCCAGAACCAATACCAACGCTACCCAGAGTACCGATGCCGTCTTGGTTACGAAGACCGTTATCAAAGGACAGGTCCACAGACTTGACAAACGTGCCGGTCAAAGGAACGCCATCGAGCCAGATAGCATTGGTAGCACCACCGACACCAGAGTGAATGTCATAGGTAGGTGCAGCAATGGGACTGCCCGGCATCACAGTGGTGTTGGACTCAATACCAGCTTTGCCCATGAAGTCAAAGGTGACTTCCGTGAGAGAGCCGGAAGCAACTTTCAGGCCCATCTTGCTAGGGGTTTGGCCGGTGTAGGCCACAAACACACCAATGTCTGGGTTCTCACGCTCAATGGTCCAGCTAGTCTGGGTCGTGCCATGCGTCAGTCGTGCAGTCTGCACCTGAATGGATTCACCAGCCGACACCACAGCAGGAGTATTGGTGTCAAGGGTGATAACCGTAGTCGTAGGAGCCGTGACGGTGCTGACACGCAGAATCTTGCCGTTGTTAGCGCCAGCACTGGTAATACGGAACCACTGACCTTTTTGCAGGTTAGTGAATATGCTGCTACCAGAAGTGGCAGACGTAGCCGTAATAGCAGTAGTAGAGATGCTGGTAGTAGGAGTAGCTACACCAACGCCATCAGTACCAAACTCGGTAAAGGTAGATTGCAGGGTAGACTCCAAGAAAGGCTCTACACCCGCGTAGTGCATTTCTTGAGTAACGCCACCGTTAGCAGTAGCACCAACAGGTACCTTGCTAGAAATAGTACGGGTGCCGTTAATTTCCTTGGATGCTTCCTTGGAGATGGCGTAATCAAGGCTTTCACCCGTGATACGCAGGGCGCTGGAGTTACCTGCTACTGGGGTAACGCCAAACGTGGATTCTTTGATTGCGCGTACAACGGCAAGGCTGGATGATGCAAAAGGCATAAGTTGCTCCGGTTAGATTGACTTTGCTGGAGTCTATAGGCGTAGGTACCGAATAGACCTTACACTACTATTTTCTGGATAACAAACCTTACCATTAGTAGGTCTTGTCGCACCAGAAGGGCACTATCACTTGGTACTCAACCCTATTCTTGTCAGGATGGGCACCTCCCATCATGGCCATATAGGTTCTAACAGAGCCAAGTGTTTTTCTCTGTAAGCGTTCATAGAAGTGACTCAGTAGGGCATTAGCCTTGGCAGAGCCCTCTCCCTCTCGGACAGAAGCCCCAAGCAGTATCTGCCCCATAATTCGGTGTACCGGATTATCGGATATATCAGCTTGGTAACCATCAATAAGGTTTACTTTGACGCATAAGAATGGGTCAGTAAGTTCATACCTAGACTCAAGTACTCGGTTGTCATACTCAATGCTAAGCGCCCAAGCTGTAAAACTTGGGGCAGCAGCTACTACAGCAGTAGTAATGTCTTGTCTGATTGAATCAAGGCTCATTTTGCATACCCGAATTTAGTTTTAATAGCAGCCGCTACTGCAGGTATCCCACCAGCCCTTATATTAGCTTCTCTTATCTTAACAAGGCCAGCTTCCATTGCTTCTGCTATGGGCTTAGTATTAACAAGCAGTACCTTACTGTTCCACTTTATATTAGCAATGATTTCTTTATTATAGTCCACCCGCGGCTTAAATATTGGGTCTCCGGCTACTTTAGGTTTAACCTGTTCACCAACGTAACCGTATGAGCCAGTCTTACCAAAGCTAGCATCATGTCTTGCTCTATCAGGTATCTTAGAGTAAGCTGGATTTTTATACCCAGTTATCTCTACATACCAGTTAGCAGCAAGATCGCCTGTATACTGAGGAGTAACCCTCCAAGCGTACTCAAGTACTTTAAGCGTATGCATTTGAACATACTTAGTCGCAGACCTCGTTATTTTATTTTTAGCAGCCTGCGTCTTATCTTTCCACCTGTTTACATTACCAGTTACTATCATAGGCGTGTAAGATTATGTGCCCAAGCATCAAGGTCTTGGTTTACTGAACTCACTCTATAAATCTTGCCACTAACTGTAATAGTTCTTCCTGTTGGTACTTCCACGGGCAGAATTAGCGTAATATCTGCAGCATTAACTTTTGGTTCAGCTTGGTTGTTATAGTTATACAACTTGTACGCATCAAGCTTTATACCGTTATAGTTACCTGACGTAGTGGTATAAGTATCTGTTACTGGGTTATAAGTTTTCACAGTATCTACTGAAACTGCTACTATGCTCTCATTAGGGCTATCATCAAGTTCATCACAGCCTGCAAGCATCAAGCCTTCAAGTTCCAGGTGTAAGCCTCTTACTCTAGTCAACTTATTCTCAAAGCTTATGAAGTAGCCCCGACTTACTACTTCGTTACCAGAATAGAAAATATTCCAGAACGGGTCGTACTGTGAGTTAGTGATACCATTTACGGTATCCTTAAGGTACTGCTTGTGTGTATGTACTGTAGTGCCAGAGTCCCCATTACATACCTGCAGCGGTGTCCTGAACTGCGCTACATCAGTTACCTTCTTAATCCAGTAGTTCTTGCGAATAGGCTCACCAAAGATAGAGTCTGTGAGGCCATCGCCTACAAGCCAGTTCTCACCTTCAATCCTAATAGACCTGCGCGCGGGTATAGAAAAGCTTGGGTCTAGCGACAGAATACGACGCTTAGATGTAGTTCCGTCTGGTGAACCCTCGTCGTAAGTACTATACTGCCCATTAAACAAAAAGGCGTTAGTGTACCCATTGTATATGGGTACATCATCAAACCACCTTGCTGCTTGAAATAGATCAGCCATTTGTAACAGGGTCCGTTCCAAGGGTGGCTGCAAGGGCTGTGACCAGCGTGACGCGGGTTACCCCTGCTGCAGCGGGTTCTGCGCTTGCGTAAGCCGCCAAGAGCCTGTAGCGCAGCGACGTAAGAGCAGCATCCACGCCATCCCTTACGTCTGCAAAAATATCCGTTTGTCGCTGAAATTCTGCCCTGCCGTCAGTGATACGCTGTACGGAAAACATGGGCAAAGAAGTGAGAAGCTCTTTGGCTATTGCATATGCAGCATACAGCTTAGTCACTTTTAAGAACCTAGTTTGCACATCTGTAGGAGACGGCAAAGCAGTGATCTCAGCGAACTTAGCTGGTATGTTAACGTCTACATCCTCAAGCTTTAGATCAACCAGTATGTCATACATGGGTTGAGTAAGCGCTGCGTCTGAAAGCTCCTTAGAGGATACCCCAAGTATAGCCCTCAGTTCGTCATGTGTGGTGTAGGTCGTAAGCATCCAGCGATGATAGACCTATCGGGTTTTACCCGATATAGAACTTACTTCTTTTTGGAGTCTTTGGTAGGCTCAGTAGGCGCTTCGGCCTTGATGGTGGGCTGTCCTTCAATCCATGCGTTCGATTTAACCTTCACAGGCTCTCCCGGATTGAATACGTGACCGCTGATAGGGTCAGCAAACGCAAAGTTGCCGGTATTGGTGTGAACAATGCCGTCTTCATCAATGATTTTCATAGATTCCTCAGTTTGTGGAGCCCCGGATTTTACCCAAGGAAGGATGCAATTTTCGTGTACACTATGCGCCAGTTTATAAATTCTTACCAATGAATAGGTGACCTAGTGAACAAGTTTGAGGAATTCGTAGCAAAGGCTGGCCCAGTCCATGAGGGTAAGTACACATACTTATCTATAGGTACTGGAAAACGTAGAAAGATAGTTTATCAGTGTTCTACTCACGGAGTCAAGGAGCAGGACGCTACAGCACACCTAAGAGGTGCTGGATGTGTGGACTGTTCCTATGAGCTTAGAGCCGCTAATAAAAAACTAACGCTAGAGCAGGCTATTAAAAGGATAGGGTCAAAACATAATAATAAGTACAGTTACTTAAGAATTGGCACTAACTCAGCCAATAAGTCCACTGTAGTGTATGTATGTAATAAACATGGAGAGCAAGAGCAGTCCCTAAATGACCACGCTAACGGACACTCATGCTGTGGCTACGATACTTTAAAAGTAAGTAACTCTGATAGGTATGAGGACTACTTAGCTAAAGCTATTAAAATCCATGGCAATAAATACACGTATAAACCGTCTGATATAGAAGGTTACTTTTTAATCACATGCCCTACACATGGAGAGTTTCATAAGAGATTTACAAGCCATGTACACTCCGAAGAAGGGTGTAAGAATTGTGCTTATGAAGCCTTCGGTAAGTCCATAAGGTACGACTTTGAAGACTACTGCAGTAGAGCATCTACAGCTCATAATAATAGATATACATATACTGAACTTATATACGGTAAAGGTCGTACACTTATAAGAGCTGTATGTAGAGAACACGGAGAATTCATACAGAATGCTAAAGACCACTTATCTAAGCTGACTAACTGCCCTAAGTGCAGTAATAGCGGTGTGTCTGCACCTTCTATAGAGTTATCTGAATACTTAAGCCAGTTCGGTTTAGTAGAGAGTGAATATAGAGTAGAGGGTTGCAGGTTAAGATGGGATATAAAATATAGTAATACTTTAATAGAGTACGACGGCCTATACTGGCATTCGTCACAGCATAAGAGTAACGCGTACCATAGCGAAAAAAGACGCTTAGCAGAGTCGTCAGGATTTAGTCAAATAAATATATTTAGTGATGAGTGGACTAATAAGAAAGCTTTAGTAAAGCGGCTGTTGCTTAATAGGCTTGGATTATCAACAGAGTCTACAGTCTATGCTAGAAATACTGTAGTATGTATTGTAGATTCAAAAAAAGCTAGTGAGTTCCTAGACTTATACCATATACAGGGCTATAAAAAATCTAGTCACTATGTTGGATTAGTATATAGTGGAGAAGTAATAGCTATAATAGGCTATGAAATGCGTGAGTCTGGCAGAGGTAAAACAACGTCTAGCAGCCACATGGAAATTACCCGGTACACAACAAGCTGTTCTGTACCGGGTGGGTTCAGTAAATTACTTAGCTTCCTTATAAAGAATAGCCCCGACTTAGTTGAGGTATATACATTCTCAGATAAAAGGCTATTTTCTGGTACGTTATACGAACGCTGTGGGTTCAAAAAAGTAGCCACTGTAAGACCTAGCTACTTCTACACTGATGGGGTTAGTAGGTATGACAAGTCTTCATACCAAAAAAGTAAGTTAGCTACTATGACCAACAAAGTTGGCACTGAGGAAGAAATGGCTGCTTCTCTTGGGCTATACAGGGTTTATGACTGCGGTAAAGTGAAGTGGTCTAAGCGAATCAGCAAATAAATAAGGGACCCTAGGGTCCCTTATTTACTCAATGAACATTATGTTCAGGAGATGGTAAGCGCGTCAAACGGCTTCAAGTCGGTATCGCCCATCGTGCGGTAGACTTCCTCAGACCACTGCATCGTCATAGCTTCGCTGCGACGCAGAACGAAGGCTTCCGAAGCCGTGTAGTTAGCAGACACGTTCTGCACACGGGTGATAGCGTAACGGCTATCAACAGCGTACACAGTGTTTGCAGGCACTGGACCACCGTCGGTAGCTGCATCCGTGATGAACCACACCACATCGTTACCAAAGCCGACATTTGCAGCACGGGCTTGTGGGTCAATACGAGCCAAGGTTGGGTCGTAGTTGGTAGTACCGGGGCGACCGGTACGGCTTTCAACCTTCAGGTACGTGTCAATGTCGCCCATTACGTGAGTAACGGTACGGAACTTGCGGTTACGGGCAAGGAACTTGACCCAAGCTTTGTGGGTGAGCACACCGCCAGTAGCAGCAGCATCCAAGCTGGTAGAAGTCACAGCAGACACAGCACCCACGATCAGGTCACTGTTACCAGTGAATAGATCAGCAATGTACTGGTACACGCGACCATCTTTTTCCACTTCCAGATAGCGGCCCATCGTCAGGGCAACCATGTCCAGAGTAGAGGCGCGCAGAGCCTGCTGAGAGAACTCAAGCTGGATACCGTAGGTAGGCAGCTTGCGGATACGGTCGGAGGTGCCGAAGCGCATGATGGTCGGGGCTTCTGCAAACTGAGCGATACGCTGAGCGCGGGCTTGCTCAGGACCGTTCAGGGTGCCGTAGCTGATAACGGGCTGCTCGAAGTTTTCGTTAGCAATGGACAGCTCTTGGCCAACCATGCCGTTGAAAACGTTGCCGTCCGTAGTACGGTCTTTCATCATCTTGTCTTCGACAAGTTGAATCAGAGCAGCAGGGAACAGGGTACGAGAAGCGCTACCGAAAGGCGTACCGGAATCACGAGCGTTACCGGCAGCTTCAAAGCCGCTAGAACCGTCCAAGATTTCAGCCACCGTCTTGTCACGCAGACCAAAAGCGTTGTCACCGGCGACCGACAGGCCTTCCGAAGCAAACAACTGCTGCGCGGCAGTACCGAGCTTAGCGTCAAAGTCGCTGAACTCACGGTTGATATAGGCTGCAACGCTCAGATTGGCGCGTTGAGCGTTCTGGTACATCTCAGCGCCAAGGCGCTCAGGTGCTACGTGCTGGATAACGCCAGCGGTGTCTTGGTAGAATGCCATTTTGTGAACTCCTTATTTGTGTGTAGTGGATTAGCAGACTTCCATGATAACACCGGAAGTACCAACGGCACCAGTACCGGCAGTACCAAGCGAAACCACGCGCCACTTGTAGACGATGCCCGTAGCTGCAGCCGTAGCTTTGCAAACCTTGGGATACACAGTCATTGCCGTATTACGAGCAACTGGAGTACCAGTAACCACATAATCACCCACAGCGATGGTGCCAGTGCCGGGCGTAGCTTGCAGACCATCAAAGGTCACATCAAGGATGCCTTCACAGATAACGCCACCGATGGAGAAGCCGTTTTGCGTAGCCGGTTCCACGGAAGTGATAACGGCTTCGATTTCATTGCCTACTGCACAGAGGTCATACTGACTCTCAGCGGCCAGCTTGACAAACTTGCCAGCATCATTTTCGCTGTAGTTGACACCTTGAGCGCCAAGACGAACGGTGATAGCCGTGTCCTGTACACCCTGAGGGCGGATATAGTGTTGACGTGCCATGTTAGTGACTCCTTAGAAATGGCGGGTTATTTAGAGACAAGTGCTGCAAACATGGGACTCACCCGAGCCGTAGGCTTAGGTGCGTCCTCACTAGCGGCGGTTGCAGCGACCCCGCCCACTTTCATTTTCTTACGGTACTCAACAGACAGCCGTGCATGCTCTGCAAGCACTTCCGATGCAGACATAGTAGCCGTGTCAACAGTCTGGTTGAGTGGAACACTCATGTTCTTCACAGACACTCGAACAATATCAAGGGCAGCATTAAGTTGCACCTTGTTAGCGTCCAGCTCTGCCTTAGCAGCTATGGCTTCTGCAGTAGCAGCGGCAGCAGCCACATTAGCATCCGACACCATCTTCTGCAGAACAGTCAGTGTATCAGCGCCGCTTTCAGCAGCCGCAGGTACGACAGTAGCAGTAGTTTCGGTAGTACTGGCAGTAGCTTCCGTAGCTTCTTTATCTTCTGCATCAAGGTCAACACCAGCAGCAAGTGCTTCAAGGTGTTCCTGTGAGAGTGGTTTTGGCATTGGTGTTCCTTGCGAATTGGGCGAATTATCTGCCAAAACATCAGTACCGGGAAGCGTAGATGCTTGAACTGTGCCACTATTGGAAGATTCAGCTTTGAAATTAGACGCTTGCGCCCTCGCTTTAGCCTTGTCTGCCAAGGAAGCAGCCTTGGCAAAGGCATCTTCAAAGGTGCCCACCTTGTCCACAAGGCCCACATCTACGGCTTGCTGCCCAATAAACTCCCGGCCTTGACCAAACTTACCATCTGCTACAGACTTAGTAACTCCACGAGCATCAGCCATATAGCCCAAGAAAATGCTGCTAAGCGTATCGGCTTGAGCCTGCAACTGGTCCTTGGCTTTCTGGCTAAGTGGCTCAACTGCTGTTGCAAGTGCCTTGCTGTCGCCGGAGCGAATAACTGTAGGCGTAATGCCGTCAGCAGCAAGCTGCTTAGAGCGTTCTACATGAGTAATCATCGTACCAATGCTACCAACCAATGAGGTTTCACCGACTACAGAGTAGCGTGCAGATGCACCAATCCACAACGCAGCACTAGCCATGCGCGAACCCGAATAGGTGACAACAGGCTTTACCTTGTCAACGCGACGAATAAGAGCGGCAGTTTCTGACACACCATCGACTTGGCCACCACCGGACTTTACGTTAAGGAGAATGGAGCCAACTGAGGGGTCAGTAACGGCCATTGCAAGCGCGTCACGAATGTCACCATACCCAGTAACGCCAAAGTATAGTCCGTAGCCGACATTACCGTCAACTAAAGAGCCACTAACCGTGATGATAGCAACCCCATTTTGCTTTTCATACATCATCTTTGCAAGGTCAGGGTTATCTGACAAAGCAGCAACGATCTGGTTTTTCTCCATACCAAGGATTTCACCCTTGTTAAGGGCTATAACGGAAGCGTCATAGGAATCCTGAGAACCTAACCAAAGAATTGACTTATACATTACAAAAGCTCCATGAGTATAATGGCAAGTTCTTCATCGGAGATTCCGACCTTACCCTCTGCCACCATTGTACCAATGCTTGACTTGGAAGATACACGCAAAACAGCCAGTCTAGCGCCTGATTTAACTGTGACATTTCCGATTTTGGTAGTGGTATCTACCGTTACTAGTTCCAGAGCTACACCAACTTTAGCCTCTAGCTTATTTATAGTAGCTTGAGTAAGTACACCTTCTAGGCGTACATGCTTGGCTACTCTGTTGTATTTTTTGGCTTGGTATGGATTAGCATAAGCACCACCGAATGTCTGGTTTGGTGCTTCTGGTAACTCTATAGCTATGTAAGTAAAGCCCTGCAATGCAAGTGCCATTACTCCGTAACCTATGCCTTGCAGTGCTATATTAAGGCTCATACTCTGGTTACCGTAGTTACATTACCAACTGTATTTATAGTCTGTGTAATAGAGCCCGCTGATCTTGTGTTATTGCTTACTGTAAGATCAGCACCTATACCATGCAGCATAGCAAGTTCGCTGAGCATTACGGATACGTTAGCATCCGTAAAGCTTGGCTCCTCAAGTGTACTTACAGTAACTATATCTGTCCCTGTAACAGCTTGTACCAGCGAGCCTGCCTGCCTTCCAGTAGGGCTTACTACTAATGGGTCGCTGCTAAGGCCGTGAAGCTTGTATATCTTAAATAACTTAAGTATATCTTCTGTACTAATCAAGTACAGTATCGAGCCGCTACCGGCTACTGGCGTTACCGTGATTGGCCGTAGTGAAGACAAAGCGCCTGCGCCAGCACTCGCCAAACCCTGAGCAGGCGTAAAGCTGACCTGTGGGCAGGTAGCTACTCCAGTAGCATTTACTGTAGCATAACCGTTAGGCGTAGCTATATTTATGCTTGAGCAAGCTGTAGTAGCAGTAGCGTCTACTCTTGCTATAGCATTTGGTGCAGCAAGCTGCACAGCTTGATTACTAGCGGATACAGTAGCACTTCCGCTAGCACTAGCTGTTGGTGCTTGTAAATTCACCAGGGCTACTGCACCAGAACCCGTAGCTTCATTAGTAAAGTAACCACTTCCCTGTACTGGGGTTGTAGTTACTACAGGCGTTGACCCGCTAGCTACTGCACTACCAGAACTGTTAGCTACTGGAGCGGCTATAACTACTACAGAGTTAGTGGTACTAGCTACTGCACTGCCTGAGCCAGTAACAGTAGTAGCAACTACAGATACCGATGCTAAGCTTGCGCTAGCTGCTGCGCTACCGTTAGCTGATACTGTTTCTGCCGTAACAGATACTGGGGCTACAGTTACAGAACCAAGTCCAGAGCCGTTGGCACTTGCTGTGGGTGCGGCAAGTATTGCCGTTGGCAAAGACGCACTAATAAGTCCCGAGCCGTTTGCGCTAGCTGCTGGAGCAGTAACAACCGCTGCTGCGGGTGCAGTGCTTGCTGATGCAGTACCGGTAGCTGAACCAGCCACAGGTGTAAGGTTTATTACAGTGCTTGCAGCAGACGCAGTAACAGATACGTTGCCAGTAGCGGCAGGAGCTACTATAGATACGCTAGCAAGTGCAGCACTCGCTGTATTGGAAACTGTAGCAGCACCGGATACCGATGAAATAGATACAGCAGATATGGAACCACTACCAGTAGCGTTAGAATTAGCTACTCCAGTACCATTTGGCGCTACTACTGTTACAACACTATTAGCAGCAGAACCTACCGCAGAACCACTACCAGTACCGGTAGTAGGGGTAGCCGATAATGGATTAATGGTAGCAGAAGCAACCCCTGAACCATTTGCAGTAGCAGCAGGAACTACTACAGTCGCAGGTGAAACTACAGAGCTACCAACTGCTGTGCCAGAAGCAGTACCAGCAAGTGCTACAACAGATAAACCGCTGACTACACTGCTAGCAGACGCACTGCCACTACCGCTGCCAGTAGCAAATACTAAGCTGATAGCGGAAAGTGAGCCACTACCCGTGGCATCTACTCCACCGCCACCGCCTACGGCTGTAAGGGCTAGTAGCAGTGACATTTACTCTCCGTGTTTAGCTTACTGTTCCGGGTTCAATTAGGCCATTTTGCACAAGGTAGGCATAAACAGAGTATGATAAATCATCCCTGCGACTTAACCCATGGATGGGTTGTGAATCCAGTATAGCAGAAACTCCAGCCTCGTCTATCTGGAATGCCTGCTCACTAATAGCGTTAAATACTTCGTCCTCGCCAACATACCCAAATCTAACAGATACACTAGCCCTTCCATCAGGGTATAGCGTAAGAGGAAGCAGCTTTAACTGCTTTTTGTACACCCCGTAGGAAACAGGCATAGCTTACTCCCATCCGTATATAAACGTAATGTTATGTGCCACAGTACCAGCCGTTGGTGCTGCACCAACCTTCTTCTTGACGCACTGTACAAACTCACCGGGGTTGACGAACACTGGTGCATCGTCCAGATCAAGCCAGATATCCTGCAGCATTATAAGTGCAGCAGCACCCGATGCTACCGACTGCACACCCATAGGGATACGCCTAGGGGCTTTAGTAGCAGTACCCTCGGCAGTAGCAAGTGATACTGCAGTGTGGCCGAAAGCAAGTGACCATACAGCGTTATAACCGCCGCCAGTAAGTGCGGTCTGTATGAAGCTTTGAATCTTCACACCGCGTACTACAAGTCTTGCGCCACGGGCGTTAACAGTGGCAGCTGGCACTTGGAAAGACTGAATGATACCATCAGTAGTTACTGCCAGCGTATCGGTTTCCCAGAACTGACCACCAAGTCCAGAACCTAAGGCTGCAGTCGTGTTAGTTGGTACTGCTGCAGTCGGGTTAGCACTATTGGCAAAGCTAGCCAAGCTTCCTTGAGTAGCACCATCAAGTGCTTGGTAGCTGCCGTAAATACGGTTGCCCATAGTAGACATTACCGTAGCAATGTTACTGCCGCCGAGTCGCACGCTGTAGCCGCTTTCTGACGCTTGCAATGCGCCACCAGAAGCTCCACCAGTAACCCGGTGTTGGAAGAACTTACGCAAGGACTGCGACATGCACATCCGGCCTTGACCTGCTGGCAGCGGAATGATACCCATCAGCACAGCACCAGTACCATCATTCATCCAGAATGCTGCGTACACTCCGCCAATGTAGAGGATATACTGGTATCGCTTATTCAGCGTATACTGCCAAGGAGAAGCATTAGAGGAGGAAATCGGGAAGATACCAGTAGAGGTTTCCGCTCCGTTGTAGCTGGCAATACCCTGCAAGCCCGAGCTATTAAGCCGGAAAAACACACCATCAGTAGGTGCTGCCGCTGTAATGGTGGCGGTCTGGCCCCCAAACTCTACAAAGTTGTTCGTAGGGCAGTTAGCAGAAAAAGCTACTTCTTGGTCAAAAGACAGGGTATGCGTTCCAATAGCAGGAAACGATGCATAGGTCTGAATGCCTGAAAAAGAACCAGCAGCAGAGCCTGATACATTAGCACTATTACTGGTAAAGTTACCAGCAACAAAGCCGTTAGCAAATGTGGTAGCAAGTGAGGTATGCTTACCTGTATACTGAGCAGCCGCAGAGTAGGAGTACTCGTCAAGTTGAATATCTTGGCTAACCCGGCCACGATAATCAATATCAACTTCCATAGAAGCAAGCCGTGCTACACCTGTAATGACACCTTGGTCATTTTCAGAGAATGTCCTAGTAGCACCAACATTAGCAGCATTAGCCCACGCATCCGTTTCGGTAACTACTTCAAGTGACCTGTAGGAGTTAACGTCTGCGCCAGTCCCAGATACTGCACCTACGATTGTGTTGTCCATTGACATAGTAGTTCCTTATTAGTCTGCCCAAACCCAGCGCACCTTGTAGGTGCCTTGCAGTTTCTGTTGTGATGTTGCGTATATGGTAAAACCGGTAGCTGCTGTCGGTGTACCACAAGTCAAGCCGCAGAACACGTCAAAGTACCTGTGGTCCCTTGCAGTATGGTCAGCCGTGCTGTCATCACCCATTACCCAAGCCTCTGCCTTACTCGTAGCGCTTATAGTGCCCTGACCAGAAACGACGACCGTTGCTTCGTTAGAGCCGGGAAAGGCTCCGAAGTTAATAGTCGCTGTTCCGGTTCCAGTAGCCATTATGCGTTAATGTAGAGAGGTGTGGTGTACGTGATGCCGTAGTTACCGTTCGTGCTGGTAATGGTGCCGCCAAAGTCGACAAAGCTAATAAGCTTGTCGGTAGCTGCTGTACCGGTTGAAAGATAAATGATAGCGCCGACTGCCGAAATGCTAGCAGCAGTCCAGCCAGCCACAATATTCGATGGGGTCACTGGAACTCTATTATTAGTGGTATCTACTGCACCCACCGTCATCGTCTGTGCAATACCACCAGTAGCGTAACCACCACCAGCGGCAACTTCGTTCGTCACATCAGAGCGGTTAACCCATGCGTCGATGTTACCAGCGCTTGGAACAGATGTTACGAGTAGTACCTTAAAAGTACCCGAAGCAAAGTTAACTCCAGCCCTAGCAAGGTGGTCTGCCAAGTTGGTAAAGTTCGATGATGCCATGCTAAAGCTCCGTTATGCTTGTGGGAATTCCCACGTAATGAGTGCGGCATTATCGCCTACACCCGCTGAAAACGTATCATTCACGGACTTTACTACTTCTCCAAAATCCTGAACGTACAACACAATGCCTGATTCTACGTGGTAAACAACAGCGCTACGCGCCGCTATGTTTGAATTTTTCCACTGCGCGTTAATGTTTCCACCAAGGTCTATAGCGCCCTCTCTTTGCACTACTTCCATAGCGCCTACGGATTTACCGCCAGTAGCGTAACCAGTTGTAGCACCAGCGGCTACTTCTCCACTGGAGCTATAAACTTCTCCAGTGAACATATCAGAATACAGAGCAATCTTTAGCTCTGTATTTTGGTAATCTCCACTAATATACCCAGCAAGCAGCTTAATCATTGCACAGCCTCTGCCGTAGTGGTTCCATCAGCGTTCTTTGTAAGAACCACTTTTCTGTTCACCGGCTGCTTACCCTGCTCAAGCACAAGGTTAAGCTCTATCGGCTGCATATCCACAGTAACTTGTACTGGCTTATTTGCAGAGCTTTGCATAGCAAAAGCCATATCCTGCACCGCTCTCATAGCACCCTCTGTTGCTTCTACCGCCCTGTCCGCGCTGGCGTGGGCACTGGACAGCATCTGCGCGGCAAGCTGCACATCGGATTCAGCCTTCACGGGGCCTTTGGGAGCCGCTGGAGCCTTTGGCTTCAGGGTCTGGCCCATTGCACTGGTGTTGGAGTCTGGATTGCCTCCAGCCTGCCCAGCCGCGCCTTGACCTCGGAACATGGTGCCCGACTTTGGCGTGTAGCCGTCTGGTGGCAGGTTACCAGTCAGCGCTATACAAGCTTCTTCATCAGTCAAGAACCCAAGGCTTAGTAGGTCAAGGATGCGTGACTGCTCCATCGACTTATAAGCTTCAAGTTCTCGTGTCGGGCGTAGGTCAATCGGCTCATACTCAAATTCTACATACGCATCTTGCCCCATGATGCGTACAGCAATAGTCATTGCACGGGAGTATATCTCATTGAGCTTAACCCGCAGCATATTCGCTTGCTTAACATACAGCATAGCTTCCGTAGAGCTAGCGTTCGATGTAGAGGCTTGGCCAAGGATAACCGGCAAGGTCTTTGCACCGCTACTCAGTTTCCCGTTCAGCACCTTCTGTATGCGCTCAATAATAGCGCTTGGGTCTTGCCCACCGTCGATGTATTTATAGTCTACTTGGTCGTAGCTAACAAACGCATCTTCTGGTGCAGCACCGTTCACTACTGCTTGCACTTCCTGAATCAGTGCATTCTTGTACGCAGCGTACTTTTCAGGGTCGCCAAGGATATCAGGTGGCGTAAACTTCTTCACCGCTTCGCTATCAATAATAGCAGTCAAGCGCGGCAGCACAGCACGCTTCAAGGCTCTGCGTGTATCGTTGTTGAAGTCAATGTCTGCAAGGATAGGCTGTATAGCCGACTCCACGTATGAAGACGGGTACACCTCCGTTTGTAGCTGATCTACCGTAACATAAATAATGGTAGGCAAGTCCAGATCAATGTCTTCGCCACCGATGCGCTGCTTAAGCTTGAAGCTGTTATCTTCTTCAAACATCACAAGTGTAGTAACACTGATTGGGTTAAGGCTAGCAGGAATCCTTGCCTTATCCAGCGCTACTTCCAAACAGCTAGCACCATCAAGAATCAACTCAAGGCCAAGCGCTTCGCTCAAGCTTTGCAAGCCCATCTGTGCGCCAAACGTACCATCTACGTTTCCAAGGTAGGTCATGCGGCGTAGCAACTCGTGTGCAAGCTTCGTAGCGTCTACGCTAATCTTGCCATCCATATCCCTTGCAGTCAGCTTAAACTTCTCGGGAATACCGGTACGCATCAAGAATGATACTGCGCTACTAAGGTCTGGGCTACTCTTGCTCAGCTCTCGCAGCACCTTCTGCGTATTAGACTGTGACCTTGCCGATACCAGTCTATCAGTATTAGCAAGGTTTCTATCAGTCTTTGGTGACGCACTTGTACGTACCGCAGTTTGTGTTCTATAGCCTGGCAGACCTTGAGGACCCTTAGGAGCCTTAGGTATAGGCATTGGAGGCAGCAATGCCGCCTCAAACTTATTCATCAGGGTGTCTAGGAGTTTCATGTGGTTATCATCCGGTCGGTTGACCGGATGATAACTTCCTTACGAGTATTCCTTGGGCCTAAACGCTACCAAAAGTGGAGTTCTCCCCGGTTCCGTCCACCCACTTACAGTGCCTAGCAGGGTAGTAGCAAGGAACATGTACATCAGTGAGAAGAAGTAGTGATCTTGCCCATCAGTCTTCTGCCAACTGAAAACAAGTTCATCATTTTGGAATATCTTAGTGCGCTTCAAGCTCAAGTAGTGCTCTTGCAGCACACCATCATCTGCTCCCTTTGAGATAAATATCTTATTTTCCTTGAATATCTCAAGCAGCTTATCAAATGCAGCAGTACGGTTAATCTTTAGCAAGCGCAAGTTGAGCTTACCCTCTTCTGCATCCTCGTCTTTATCAGCCACAGTGTACATCTGCGGATTCTTGGATGTTGTAAACACTGCACCATAAGCATTAGTATCTACTTCGCAGACTGACATAATCTCAGAAACATAAGGTTGTACGTCATGAACTGAGATAACTACCCGGTATTGGCGTATAAGCTCAAGGCGTCTTTCCCTGAACTTTGATAGTGGCACCATCTCTCTATGCACTACAAGCAACAAGCCTTCGTTAGACAGCCTGCCGATAGTCACAGCGCACAGTAAGCCCATGTCAAAGCCCATGAAATGTATAGCACTGCTAGACAAATCCGCTTGTACAAGTGCCTTGCTTATATCCGCTGCCGTCAACTGCTCATTAGTATCTTCGCTTGTCTCACCTAATACCTGATTTTGCCACTCTGCTCTTGTATTGAACTCCGTACTTGTTCGTACCAAATACGCTGGCACAAGCAAGCGGCAAGCAGTGACCGGTGTAACGTAGTGCGTATGTGCTTCATAGTTATCATCTGGGTTTTCTACTACCCACTCAAGTTTTGTAGGGTCAAGTTGTGGGTCGCGCCTGCAAGCAGGGCACATCCAGTGGGCTTTTTGCCACTGATAGTCCTTGATGTTGTATTTCGTTAACCCTTTAAGGTCATCATAGTAGCCCGGAATCACAATATCTGTATGGTAACTTGGCAACCACTTATGGCCACAGCAGTTGCATATACCCATGTGGCGTATGCGCTTTGAAGTCTCTGCTTCCTTAGAAATTCCCACACCTTCTTGTGTAGGAGTACTAAACTGCCTGATAATCTGGTGCTTAGAGGCTTGCAAGCGGCTTCTGAACTGCTTCAAGGTGTCCGGGTCACATCGGTCTATCTCGTCGGCTACAAGGCAGTCTGCGCTGATAGACAAGGCTGCAGTTTCTGATCTAGTTCCGCGAATAAACAAGAAATTGCCGTTGATTTCCTTTAACTCTGTAGAGTCTACATTGACGTTTAGCAAGCGCTTAAGGTCAGGACTACCGTAAAGTATGGGATTTACTTTGGTAATTGTCAGTTTTGTTGCATCATTGGTCGATGGCAAGGCATAAATAACGTTAAACTGTTTTTGTGTAGCAAGGGCAGATAGAAAGTAGCAGATTGTGCTGACAGTCAAGCCGATTTGTGCTGGTTTGACTGTGTTCGTTACGCGTGAATCGTCATTAAGAATGGCTCGCTGGAACTCATAACCACCCGTAAAAGACAGCTTTTTGCTCTCTAAAATGATGTGTTTTTCTGCATAACTTGCTAAATTGTGCAGGTGAAATACGTTATTTAGGCCGTCTTCTATGCGTTTATAGTGGTCATTTAGCACTTCCTGCCCTTTCAAGTGCTGCTTTATATGCTAACAAGAACTCTTCATGTATAGCTGCATGTGGCTTCAAGGTTTCTAGCAGTACATCTTCAATGATTCTCAAGCGCCCAGCGTTGTATATATCCGTTTGCTGTTTAGTGATGCTAGCAAGGATAGAAGTAATGGTGTTTAGGGTCTGCGCTTTTTGGTTTAGCGGTGTTTCTGGATCGTGCATAACCTCGGATATCAAGGTTTCTGCTCTGTTGTATTGCTTTAGTAGCTCAGTTTCAAGGTTTAGCTCGTTAAAGCTGGTAACCAAGTGTACTTTTGGTATAACCCTTGGAGTTTCTGGTACGTCGCCTTCAAAATCAATTAGACTCATTATCTATCTCCCTTACTTTGTTTACTGCGCGCATCATGGTGTTGTAGCTTACAAAGGCTATTTTTGCAGCTTGTGATATGCTGTACTTTCCCTTTATTACTTCCCGACCAAGCTCTAATTTCAAGGCTTTACGCGCTTCAATTAAGGGCTTTTTATTGAATATGGGTTGCTTGCCGGGAAAGACTGAGGATACGTATTTCTCATGCACTCCAAGCTGCTTGGCAAGTTCCCTAGTCGTTATTCTGCGCTCCCAGAGGTCTTGTCTTTGCTGTTCCGTCGTGCGCGAGGCTACGGTGTCAGGTCGCTTTGGGTTGGCTTTGGGCCATGTCACAGGATATGTCATTTTCGGATTGTGCCATAGAATTTTTGGTTTGTGTCGTGTAGGTGTGCATATGTATGTGTTTATAAAAGTTTTAAAATATATTTTGCATTTTTTTGAGGGCTGGTATGCCGCTGTCCACAACTTATCCACAATGTGTATACGTCCAGCTGTGGATAACTTGTGGATATCATATTAGGGTAAACCCCTATTCCCTAAACGCCGATTCTATGTTAGTCGCGCGCCTAGGTGTTAACCCCTAGCACACAATCTGCACCTTGTATATAGGGGTTTGCCCTATGGTGTCCGGACTGTAGTCGTGAGAATATATGGGTGTCGGTTGATCGTAACCGGTGGCCCTAGGGCCGTGATCATTAACAAATCAGACGGTTAAGCACTCCCCGCGCGGCCCCCGCGCTGGGTGTGGGGAGTGCTCAAAATTCACCCAGCGCGGGAAACCTTTATAGGAAACCCCACCATGCAAACCACAAAATCTATCGCCCTATCTTTTCTCTCTGCAAAACAGCTGCAAGCGGCCGCAAACTTGGCGGAAATGTCCAGCACTGAACTGACCCTCACGGCCACGGCGGGCCGTGGCGCGGCCCGTAAAGTAGCGGCCCAAATTGTCGCCGACAATTCATTAGGCGAAGTGCTCGCCCAGTATGAAGCATCCAAATGTTCACGCCCCGAACCGCTGGCCCGGTATGTCCGGGCCTACGTGGGTCAGTATGAAAGCACGGATAAGCTGCAGGTTTGCCCGTTCAACCGGGCTGGCTTTGAAGCTTACCCACATGCGCTGCAAAGCTGGGCGCTGTCCAGCGAAAACGAAAAAACGCAGTCGGCCCGGTTGAAAGTGGCCGCGCATGTTGAAAGCGTCGTAAAGCTTGCCGCGCAAGCCTATGACAACATGAAAGCGCAGGAAGCTGCAGCGCAGGAAGCTGCAGCGCAGGAAGCTGCAGCGCAGGAAGCTGCAGCGCAGGAAGCTGCAGCGCAGGAAGCTGCAACAGCTTGAAACCCGCCGGGCCGCTATCGGCCCGGTTTTCATAGCGGCCCACAGTGGGCCGCTATGAAAACCGATCTTTAAAAATTCAATGCAAGCTGAAAACCCGCCTTTAGTGGCAGGGATAAGCACGTCCGGGCCTTAGGTGGTCGCCGGGCGGAAAAGTACACTACGGGAAACCCTACGGGCCGCACCTTAACCGGGCCGCTAGTGACTAACCGGGCCGCACCTTAACCGGGCCGCTCAAATTGTCACACGTAGGGCATACTGGTACAGAATACCGCATTGATGCACACACCGACAACAAACCCTTACGGGGTTGCGCTGCCGCATGCCTTAAGCGCATGCCTTGCGGCTGTTGTCACAATCCCTTATAGTTGAGTGAACCAAAAGACAATGACATAGAATTTTCTACATCTGAGAATGTAGGGTTAGCGGGCTAGATTAGCGGCGCGACACGGTGAAAATACGGACTTTCATTTTACAATGTCATATACTGTTGACGCATAGCTGTGAAGCTATACCCCATAAATCAGAATAACGGATTAGGGCCTATTTGCGGCCCTAGGCGCGTTGCGTTATAGCCACGCCGTCGAAAAAGTTGTCTAGTAGCTCCTGAGAGTAGGTGCGTCTGGCTTTGCGTCATTGCGGGCTGGGCTTTCGGTATGTATAGACTCCCTCCCACGTTGTAGACCTTTGCGGAATGCCTCCGCTATAGGTGGGCGTGGTTACAGTTTATATTGCAGATAGGGTAGGGATGCGAAGCGGACTTAGCAAATACGGCATAGTGACAGTGTGCCTCATGTTGCGGGAACTCATTAAGTCAAAATCCCGTTCTAGTGGTCGGATAGAGTAGACCAACGCTTATCAGTCTTGCGGAATAGACTTAACCTTAACCCTTAACGCCTTTGCGGAGGGTCTCCGATACACGGACGGCCCTCCAGCTCGGCGTTAACGCCCCACGTTGGCGCAAAATTACGATCAAGCGTGAAAAACGCTGCAACCTTCTAGGCCTTCAATGGCTTTGCGGTATGTCTGCCCTTTGCGGTAGAGCAAACCATCATGCCCACTCTTGTAGTGGGCATTTTAGTTTGTGGGTCTTGCCCTGATACTAAAGGGATTACGGCTATTTGCCGACTTACGGATTTATCATGTCAGTATCAAGTATCGCTCATTCCATCGCAGCCGTCTGGAATGGGTCAGCACTCCAGACAGAGTGCTTTTATACCGGTATTCGGGCAGATATTGCCCATTCCTTGCGGATTGCCCCTAACAGGGCGGACTTCAATGCAGCTTTCGATCTGCTTTCGTGGTATCAGTCCGGTGACGGACTGCTTTACTGCACCCTAGATTAACAGGGTCTTGCACGTTCCCTTTAATGTGCTATTGATAGGAGTTGCCATGTTGCAACAAAGATTGGACCGGATTAACACCCGGATTGTGGAAATCACTCCGGCCTTGTCTAAGGCTTGGGAAGACATGGTAGCCGCTAAGGCTGACCGTGACCCAACGCACCCGCTGTACAAGGCGTGGAAGGCTATCGACCTCAAGGACAGCCAGCTGCGTGAAACGCGCTCTGATCTTGAGTTCGAGCTTGAGTGCTTGGAAGACTGACAGGGCCAGTTACATAGCAGCGCGCTGCTATGTTGCGGGTATTGTTGCCCTAACTTGAAAGGAAGTGTTATGAAACACCAAGACATTATCAAGGCTGTCAAGGCACAGCACTTGCTTGAGTGTGCCAAGCTCAACATGCTCGACTATAACAAGTTGAGTCTTATCATTGCTATTGCTTGCAATATTGCGGCAGATGTGACGCAACTGCGTCAGCTTTCGTTGTTCTTGCAGTGCTTGGAAGACTGACAGGGCCAGTAATAGGGCATATGCCCTATTGCGGGGATTGTCCCTAACTTGAGAGGAATATCATGAGAATTCTTATGTCTGTTATCGGAGTCGTAGCCATTCCTATGGCTTCGCTTGGGTCTTTGTTCAGCGTTATGACGCTGGCTGAGTGCGGTCTGCTGCTGACCATCGCAGTCTTTTGCTGCTGTTTCGGAACGATTGGAGACTGAGCCATGAAACCATTTGAAATACGTGCCAAGCTCAAGGAAATGGGCTTCAAGGAAGACCGCTACGGCAACATGCTTACCCCCAAAGGTAAGTACCGCATACACTTCAACTCTATCTCTTTGCGGGTAGAGAAGAAGCGCCAATGGGTAGACCATTTCACGCAGAAAACCCAATCCGACTGGCAAAACCTGCGTACCGTCTACTACACCAACACTGTCATCCAAGACGGTGTGCTGCGTCTGGGCACTCTCGAACTCAAGGATTATGCTGCTACTGCTGTGGCTGCTTAGCCTAGACACAACGCATACATTGCGTCCTGTATGGAAGGTGCTTACTACACCCACCTTCCATAACATACATCAGCACAGATTTTCGGTGTCTGTTAGCTGAGAGAATACAACCAGAGTACAGGGCTTGCCGGTTTACGCGACGGCAAGCCCGCTTTCGTTTGGGTCCTCAGGGTCTCAAACGAAAACTAACCAGTTCGTACATTTTGCCGCGCACGTAAGATCGTCAGCACACTGATTATCCAAATTTGCGGATTCTGCACGGCCTTAAGCAAGTTCCGTGCCAGCAAAGTTTCGCGCAAAAATTTCTAATTTGCAGATTTTTGCAAATCTAGCCCTTCCCGTGCATACTTTTGCATATTTGTTACAATTTTCCCTAACCATAATGGTGGTATTTTTATGTCCTTCGATAACGAAGACCGTGCATTAGCAAGGTCTTTAGCTCAGGCTGCTGGTACTAACAAGTCAAGAGCCGCTAACGCTAAAAGACGCACAATCAAGAAAGCAGCCCAACGTATAGGCTTTCTGCCCAAGCAGCCCAATATGCGTACACTGCAACGCATCTTCTTTCACTTTGCGGAGTAACCATGCGCCTCATTCGCACCCTCTCAAACGATAAAGCCGAAGTCAAAATCTACAAAGACGACGGCGAATTCGTATGCAAGTTGACTGGTAACCCTGCTGCCGGCTACTTCACTGATGACTGGCAAGATGCAGAGGGCACTGCCAAGCACATGCTGGCCGCACAGGAAATCAAGCTCTGTAAAGCGCATTAAACTCTCTGGTATTTGCGGAAAGACTAGCGCCTACAAGTGCTAGCCAAAGGCACTCCCTCTACCTGTGCCTTACACAACCCACAAGCCAGAACAAACCGCCTACCAAGTGTTTTGCGGTCTTTCCCTCTTCCAGAAAAAGAACTAGAAGAGTAAATAATAAAAATAACAGAATAATTCTATATAATACCTTCTGAGATTCTAGTTATTTTTACGGGCGGTCGTAGCAGCTTTTTTTTTGAGTCCAAAATTTTTTACATTTTGTACCCTCAAACCCGTCCCCGTAAATATATCCAGAAATCCTGACTGTTCTATCCAGAGTTCAGAACTTTAATAGCTCCAAGTAGGAAATAATATGGAAAAAGCCCGCTTGTATAACCGACAAGTCGCTACGGTAGGTACAATAGTTAAGAACTACCACATCCGGGAGAAGCTTCCACAGAAAGACATATCGGGGTGCAGAGTGCTGCGCCTTGAGTGTGAGTTCTGCAAGGCCCAGCTAAAATTGAGCTTGTACGAGCTTTTGCGGAGAAAGAGCATCTGCATATGCAGAAAGCAAGACGCCGAGCCAAAGGCAACCACGACCATAGTCCTTGCCCTGCCGCAAAGCCGCTTGCACTCTTTCAAGCTTGACTACAGGATAAGCCTTGAAAACCGCCTGCAACGTATGCTGCAAAAGACCACAACCCTGAAAGACATAGGCTACGAGAACATCACAGTCTATGAGATCGTGGGAGACTTGCTGAGAAAAATAGGCAACTTGAAGGACATACTTGAAGCGCCACCAATAAAAAAGCCGGGAAGGCCGAGAAAGAATCCCGTTCTTATATCCGAACCCGACACAGGCATCAAAGAACTTGAGGTTCAGCCACCACCGCTACCCCAAGAGCCAGAACCACCAAAAGAAGAACTATCTTGGCCGTCCTTCCTACTTGAAGACCCAGCGGACTATATCTGGTTCACGGCCCAAGCCCCACAAAACCGCTTCCCTCCAAAGTACATCACCGACTGGGTGGAAGAAGCAAACTACGACCCCAAGACCTCAAAGCTGTTTTCCGTAGCCACAGAAGAAGGCCTAAGGGTCCACTACAAGACCTTGCCAAGAGAAGAAGCGCCAGCAGTATCCTCAAGGATGCCCACTTGGAGCTTTGATGATGACGACGATACCCCATTTTAAGGAGCAACTATGAAACACCCACACCTTGGCTGGTATGAAGAAACTTGCATACCAATCAAAGACAACAAAGTTTTGCAAGTGACCACATGTAAGCGAAGTGACAAGGCCCTGACCACAATCGCCAAGCTCATCACCCAAGAGGGCGCATTCAACGTCAGCGCCGCAGGCGCTCCAAAACGCTTGCTGGCACATGAGTATGTCCGAGTCACCGAACGCGCCACCAAGGCCCAGCACGAGGCCTGCCTGCCACTTGCCCAAGCCTTTGCACAGGAACTTAAATGAAAATCGCCGCCACCGCCCTTCTCGTCTGGCTGTGCCTCTTGAGCATCTACTGGATGATCGAGTTCCTGACCGATAAAGACTATGCACAAGCCATACGCCTTGCAACTGGCTCCGCAGTCTTAATCTCGACGGCTATCCTTTCCCTCTACGGCATCACCCAACTCTGGAGATAACATCATGCGACTTGCACCCAATCACCCACACTACAACGTGTGGAAAGAATACATCACGGCCTTGGCACAAGACATAGACGTTACGCTGTATTGCTGCGGCACCAAATGCGAAAATCCGGCGTGGAACCCCGGAAAGGACTACACCCTGAAGTACCCTTGCAAGGGCTGGTTCATTGACTCTGACTTCCAAGTCACGCAGGGCGACGGGCCATTCAGTACCGAGCAGCAGGCCGTGGAACACTTGCTGGACAAAACAAGCCACCTTGGCAGGTGCCCACCCCAAGGCCCATACGACCTGTGGAAAAGCGCCATGCTCCGCGCAATGAGCGGCGAAAACGTGCACATCACGTACTACGGCAACAGCCTTGAGTGCCCCACCTGGGGAGGAGACGCTACGGCCTACAGGGTTGAAAAGCACGCCTTCTACATCAACGAGGTGGACTTTACGGTACAGTCACACAAGCATGAGGCAATGTCAAGGGCCTATGCCACTGCCGACGAGGCGCAGCACGCAGTAAACAGCGCCGTCTCGGTGCTTGGCCGGCCCCCAGAGGGAAGCTGCCACGTAGCAATCTGGAGGGAGGCCATGCAGCGCTACATCAGCGGAGAGAAAATCCGCTTGCATACAAGCATGACTTGGCTCAGCGGCCCACCGGACTGGACAGCACAGAAGTACGTCATTTGCAGGTATAGCCCTGCAAAGAAATACTACTTCGATAACGCCTTTGGCATACGGTTGTGGGACAGCCTGTACCTGCACCCAGAAGCCAAGTTCAGTACACGCCAAGAAGCGGAAGCCTATAAGACGGAGAAGGCTGGTCACCTTGGCCATGACCCACACCTTGGCACGGTATGGCTGCAAGCCATGCATGCTGCTATCCATGAGGGCAGGGATGTGATGGTACAGAAGCTTGCCAGCGGGGTTTGGGAAGACTGCTGTATTCCGACATGGAACCTCACAGCATACTACCGTATAGTGCCTGCACGGTGGTCTATCGACCGGGCCACATTTGAGCCGGTACGCAAAAGCGACGGCAAGTTCGACACTAAAAAGGACGCACAGGCTTGGCTGGATGACCAGACTCCAAAGCCTGATAACCGCCACCTAGGCCTGTGGAAAGAGTACATAACCCTGCTGATCGACGGCAAGGAACCAGTGCTCGAGTACAAGCAGAGAGCAGGGCCTTGGGTAGAGCGCCTACGTAAAGATGTGATGCTTGAGGGCGTAGAGTACCGGCTCAAGCGCAGCATCGACCCCAAGAAACTCTACTGGGTGGTGGGCATTTCTGACGTGTATCAAACACTGGGTCAGTACCTGATGCCCAAAGCCTTTGAACTTGGTTGTGTCTTCGACACCGAGGAAGAAGCACAGAAACGTGTGCAGAGCCTGCAAAACTGGATGCGGAGTACAGCATGAACACGCACGAACTGGTTGCTGCTCTTGCTAACGTGCAGAGAACCATCGCACGGTGGGAGAGTCAAGAGATGCGTTACGCAAGCGACATGGGGTACTACACAGGCTGCCTGCTTGAAGAGCAGTTTTTGTTGGACGAGCTATCGACTGACAAGAGCTGGCTGCACGCTTTCTACCTGACAAAAGCGATAGGCTTGCCAGGTACTCGGCATGAGCGCCAGTACTGGCTTGACAAACTACATGGAAGAACCAAATGAAAAAAGATCACAAACACTACCAAGTATGGCGCGAGTGGCTGCAAGCCCAGCTTGATGGCCGGGACTTTGAAGTACACTACAACGTAGCAGGGGAAAACCCACGGTACCTCATCGAGGAGCCATCCTGGATAGAAGAAAACGACTACAAGATCGTGTACAAAGACAAGTACACGTTCGACGAAGACTTAGGCCTAATCTTCGCCAAGGAAAGCAAGTTCCCACTCTTCAACACCAAGGAGGAAGCACTTGAATACCGGGCAGAGGCTCTCAAACACCTTGGGCACCCAGACCCAGATTCAAAGCACATGCCCGTTTGGAGGGAGGCTGCAAAGCGCCGGCTGTTGGGGCAGAAAGTCGCTATCGAGTACTTTAACCCGACCACCAGTACTAAGTTTCGCTGCTGTGGCGGAACACCTATGTGGTTGCAAGAGCTTGACTACCGCATTGCCGAAGAACGCTACAGCGTTACAGGTGGACGCATTGTGGCAGACGCTAATGGAATCACCAAGGAGCGTATTGAGAAGCTGCTAATGGAAGCGGGTAGTAAGTACATGTGCTTGCCAGAGCCACACGCTACATATGCTATTGACCTGTACTGCAGCAGAACACCACACTTGGTGTACACAAGGCCTAATGGGGATTCATGCTGGAAGACATACTACAGGGAGTTTTACCCGGACAGTGGTAGCTACGAGTTCATTGTAGTCCCCAATCCCGGACCAGTACGGTCGTGGGATACCAAGAAAGACAGGGATTACTGGGTTGTGAAGCCCGGTCAAGGCATATGCAACATGCCCCACTCAAACCTGATGGCCAAGCAGTGCGGTATGGGGCTTGTATTTGACAACCGGGACGCTGCCCGTGTGAGGGAAGATAACATCAACTTTTTACTCAAAGGTGAAGCATGAAAACCCTTGCAGGCCTTGCCCTGACACTTGCGCTGTGCTACGGCTACATCGCCAACATCGTATCGCTAACCGAGGCATGGAACGGCCCACTATCAGGCAAGACTGTCTTGCGGATAGTAGGTGTTCCCGCAGTTCCTATCGGCATCATTATGGGGTATGTACCATGAAACTTGAACGCACAGAAAGAAAGTACGCCGTCAAGTGGCCAAGCGAGTATGTAAGCGAGACTACCTACGTAGGGACCGACTTTGCCACGGTTGAGGCAGCCCTGTTCAACGGCTGGCTTGAGGAGCCGCGCACTATAACGCCGGTAGGCAAAACCTTCACAGAGGTTGTACAAAAGGTGGACTACCTTCTGCTCAAGAACGACAGTGAGGCTTTCCTGTTTGTACATGAGCAGGACTGCTGTGAGCATGTAGAAATTGCCGACGTTACCGGCGACATATCTGACCTTGTAGGCCATCCCCTACTTACTGCGGACCTGGAGGAAAGCGAGGCTACCGAGGTTGAAGAATCCGGTACGTGGAGCTTCTACAAATTCGCTACCATTAAGGGGTACGTCGATATTCGCTGGCTTGGAGAGTCGAACGGTTATTACAGCGAAACGGTAGACATGGAGCACTTCGACCTCACAAACGAAGAGGAAGCAAAGGAATTTGAGAAGCAAATGCGCTACCTCAATGCTTAAGACAGGCTGGCCACCGGGTCTGCTACAGGACGATAGCAGGCCCCTTAGCCGATGGTTCATGTCCCGCCTAGGCTGGAAGTATCAGCTAAGGGGATTATTTAAGGAGAAAGAAATGATAGTATGGGTTGTTTGTGTAGATGACAGGCCAGTATCTGTCCATATTACGGAAGATGGAGCAGAAGCTTTCTTGGAAGTAGAAGAAAAGACTGCTACAGGTAATGTGACGATTGAGCATTTCGAGGTGCAACCATGACACACCAAGAAATTTTCAACACCGTGCTGTTCGGCCTGCGTAAGCAAGGGGTAGCTTCCGTGGAGCCGGGCAAAGGGTGCCGCTACCGGGGACCTAATGGCACGAAGTGCGCCGTAGGTATGCTCATACCGGATGATAAATACCACTGGGAGATTGAAACACTTGGCACATCGGATGCCAAGGTACAAGCCTGCCTGCCCTTCGCTATGGACAGCACGGTTCACCACCTACTTAGCATGCTGCAGTCTGCCCATGACATTGACCTTCGCCAGTCAATGGAAGAGTGGGAAATTCGTATGGCAAATATTGCCCACTACTTTAATCTGGAGTACACGACATGTTAGTCAAAGTTGCAGAAGCTGAGGGCGCCACGCTTGACTGGTTGGTGGCGAAGTGCGAGGGCTTTATCGGCGCAGACGGTAAGTACACCGACGAGTACTGTGATAGCCTGAGACACGACCAAGACGGTGGATTCTCAACCGAATGGGCACAAGGTGGCCCGATCATTGAGCTGGAACGCATCTGCCTGCGCGACACAGGCGATGAAGACGATCTGATGTGGGAAGCGACCGACCAGCGCGAGAGCACGTATTTTCGCGGCCCCACACCCTTGATCGCAGCCATGCGCTGCTACGTGGCGTCCAAGCTTGGAGAGGAAGTGGAGGTTCCAGATGGCCTTAGTTAAAGCATCCCAACTAACCATCGGGCAAGTCGTAAGGGCTGACATGGGCCTAGGTGGCACCGAGATGATGGAGAATTGCAAGATTACTTCCATTACCACTACAACAGGCCACTTTGGCGGCACTGTAGTGCGATTCAAAGTTAAAAGACCCTGCGGAGAAGTGGTGCATGTATTCGACCACGCACCAAACGCTCTGGTAGAGGTGCAAGAACCGTTAAGATTGGGCATTACCAGCCAACAACTTGCAGCAATGCAGCGCAAAGTAAACAGCTTAGAAAGAGAAGCTGATGCCATTGAGCCAACACCAATAAGGCACGAGATTAGCAAGCGTATTGTAGAGATACGCAAGTTGCTTCGTGATGGGCACCTGTAACGGAGAAACCTGTATGACCCACCAAGAACTTTGCGCCGAAGTGCGCCGCTGCATGGACCTTGAAGGCAGGCCCCAGCCAGAAGACCTGTTCGACGAGTGCCTGCGCTTGTTTATGCAGCTTAACATCTGCAGCAAGCCTCACAAGAACAAGGTGCAAGGCTTGCATTACACTGCCGCCAAGTGGACAGAAGACGGCACCATAGGGTATGCCCCAAGCGACGGAGCTTCGCACATGGAAGCCATGATGCGATGCTACGTTGCATACGTAAGGAGAATCAAATGCGGTACTGTTTGATACTGACCCTGCTACTTGCGGGGTGTAATGCGGCATATGTAAGTACAGCTACGTGGGATAAAGCACGGGAAATGTGCCAGTCCAATGGTGGTCTACAGGGCGCTAGTGTCATATTCCACAAAGGCAGCGAAACCGTAGTCGCTATTTGCAGCAATGGCGTAGAAGCGAGGGCTAAAAAATGAGCGACAAAGAGTTGTTTAACAGGCTAAGAGACTGCGCTAAAAGAAGGGGTATAATCCTCCACCCTAACGGAGGCACTTATCCAACCCTTGTAGCTGCCCTTCGGGATACGTTGAAGGTGTGGCTGTCCAATGACCAGTATAACGCAGTACGAACCCTGTTCGACTACAGAGCTGTGATGCTTGGAAACAAAAACATTGATAGCTGGATTGCGTTCGATGTAGCGTATTACAAGTCACAGCCAGCACCACTGAAAGATATAGCTGCCATAGTAGGCTACTACAAAGCATTCAGTGAACGTGAGGGTGGAAGAGTCACAATAGACCACGCTATTGCAAAGATGCTGCTGGCACATGGTTACGAGCCAAATGAGTTGGCTCAAGAGCCGCTCGACTCTATCGAGCAAGATGAAGGAGAAAATGACATGAGTGAGAAGAACGCAGTTGCGCTTGTTCGCAACGACACGAAGACGGTTGAAGTCGAACATGACGGCTCCGAAAAAACATATACGTATGTCACGACATTTGACCTACAGCCCGATGACATGATCGTCGTCAAGAACATCCGAGGACTTGCACTGGGCAAAGTCAAGGCTGTGCATGAGCGCCTTGAGATTCAGCCCAATGCAAGCATCACGTATGCCTACGTCGTCGCCAAGATCGACATGGGACCCTACAACCGGCTGCTGGAGGAAAACGCGCAGATCGAAAAAGTTCTTGCGGACGCTTACCGGCTCCGCGCCCAAGCCTCGTTCCGAGAGCAGATGCTGGCCACCCTGCCTGCCGAAGCCTTGGCCCTGCTGCCTAGCAGTGTGAAATGAACCGGCACCCCACACCGAGGAAGAATCCGGCGCAATTACTGGCAGTATTTGGCCAACTTGTGCGGGCATACACCGATATGTGGGGTATGCCACCAGATAAGGATGCTGTGCTAAATGCGTGGCATCAAGCAAAGAGCCTTGTAGGTTGAGCTTTAATCAACCTTCGACACCGGGCCGCTATACAAGCCACGTACAGCGGCCTTTTCATCGTCCACAACTTAAAAGGACTATCATGGCAATCATCAAAATCACCGTCGCCCAAGCCCAAGCACTCTTGGCTGCTCGTACCCTGTCTTCTTCGGGCCGTGCGACTGAGAAGAAGCGCATCTTCGCTCAGATTCGTGCAGCCCACGGCATTGCTCGGTCTACACGCTTTCGTGTGGCAGTGGAAAATCCTGACAACCCACGCTATCTCGTGTTGCGGAACAAGCGCACGGACCAGCCGTTGACTAACAACTTGCCAGAGCCTACCATCACGGCGGCAGTGGCACCTCCTGCACCGGCACCAGTGCCTGCACCAGTGCCTGCACCAGTGCCTGCACCAGCCCCAGCGGCACCTGCCAAGCCTGCTGCCAAGGTTGCTGCCAAGGTTGCTGCCAAGAAAGCGCCTGCCAAAAAGGCGGCAACTGTGGCCAAAAAGCCCGCAACTGCGGCGAAAAAGGCGGCAACTCCGGCTAAAAAGGTCGCCGCCAAGAAGGCACCTGCCAAGGTTGCTGCCAAGCCTGCAGCCAAGAAAGCTGTGCCTGCCAAGAAGGTAGCAGCGAAGGCTGCACCGGCCAAGGCTCCCGCCAAAGCGCCTGCCAAGAAAGCTGTGCCTGCCAAGAAGACAACGAAGGCTGCTAAGTAAGTAGCACCAAGCGGGAGGTAGTTACATCGACTACCTCCCAACTTAGTATAGGAGTAGTGACATGAAACTGAGCGACAAAATCACAAGCAGAGATCAGTGGGAAAGCCTGAACATGGCTCACCACTACCACCAGTACGCCATTCTTGAAGAAGACAGGTTCGCATGGTGGGCGCACCGTGAAAATGCCCGTATTCAGACAGGCCAATACAAAACAACAACCCAACTGAATCGGCTCAATACCCGCCTGCCACACTATATTCATGTATCTAGCCGTGACCCGGCTATGATTGCCTATACACCGGACGCACAGACCGGAGAGAAAGACATTCAAATTGTCTCTACGCTGGGCAAGTATCTCAGCAAGTATGCAGCTTCCTACACGGACGACGTTATCCGTGAATTTGTCGAAGCCCACCAGTCCGAAGCCTGTGCAAAGCTTGAGTACCTAGACGGCACGGACATTACTGACATTGGGTACGGTAAAGACTCACCGCACTCTTGCATGAACGAGCAGTATCGCTACTTCTCTAACATGATGAGCAACACCGGCGGCATCCGTCCAACGAGGGTGTACGAAGTGCCCGGTATTCGTATGGCCATTGTACGTCGCAGGGACGGCACTATTCAGCAACGTACACTTGTGCGGGAAGACACCAAGCAGTACATTCGCATGTATGGTAGCGGCCCACTTATCAACCTGCTTACGGAAGCTGGTTATTCTGTGGGCAACTTCATTGGTATGAAGCTCAGAGCTATAAAAGCCGAAGAAGGCAAGTACATCGTGCCTTACATCGACGGAGACGGAGAATCTGGCTCCAGTTACACAAGCTCAGTGGCCGTTATAGGTGAAGACCTGTGCGTCCTGACAGGAGAGCAAAAAGATGCACTTGATAATGCAGGCTTTCGCTACCGCACTGCGACCGAGACAGCAGGAACACTGGACCTTGACCCCATTGCTATGGATGAATTTGTGTTTAAGGACGCAATCACCGGGGATATAGTAGATATCTTCGATACAGGTGACAGGGTGTGGCCTACTATTTCAGTCGTGGATGGTGAAGTAGTACAGGGAAAGACAACCCTGAGCGTAAATAGAGCACTGGTTGATTTTGGCGTATCAAAGGTCCAGTACCTTGGAAATTCGATCTATCTGGTAGGCAAAGCCGACTTGTTTGATCTATGCAAGCTCGATACGCCAGAGAATCGTGCGTACTACAACTACGTGAAGCTCGACCATACCTTCTACCCAGACTCTACAGAGTGGGTATCTTGTGACGAAGCGGTTCGCACAGAAGACGGCACCTTTATTAAGGTGACAGATGCTGTGAAGTTGTACCGTAGCGCCGATTCTACTACAGTCTTCGTACACAAAGACCACAACCTTGACGGGTTCGTTAAGATGACGAACGAGTACAACGGGTTTGCTTTGTACACCTACCCGGAAGACGTACAGACATACGAGGGTGTTCTGTACTCACAAACTTATCAGCGACTTTTGCCACGTACAGACGGCTTGATGGGCTTTGAGTGTGATGGCTGGCATCTTTACAACTTCCGGGGGCATAGCTGCTTATACAAGACGGGAGACAAGACAAGGGCTATTGAAATCGCCAAGATGGCCTACGTACGGAACCGTGCCGAGGGTTACGGTTCCGTGCTGAGTTACGTGAGAGAGTGGTTTAACGTAGATGATGACCTACAATTCATCGTTGATACGCTCAAGCCTTCCGAAGAACTATGGAAGCAGTCGCTAGACACCAACTATTTCGTCTTCAAGCTGGCAGAAGAAGAGCTTGAAAAATCCGCAGCAACCGCTGCATAACTTGAAAGGATGTACATCATGTACGAGAAACTCGGTGACAAAATCACCTCAGTTGAGGCGCTTGCAGAAGCGCTTCACATACAAAAGCACCAGATACCAGACCTTGTTCTGATGCCCCCTAGAAACGGGGTGATAAGTAGCTCACCGAAGAAGTGGTGGGCTTACCGTGAGCAAGTACGGCTGAACATGAATGTTTACTACCAAACATCTGTGCTTGAGTCGCTGAATAAGCAACTGGGTATATACGCTCACGTTTCCAAGGAAGACCCGGAAATGGTGGCCTATACGCCGGATAACCAAGCAGGTGAGCAAGACCGCCAGCTGCGTACCACACTTGGCAAGCTCATTACCAAGTACTACCCATCCATCAAGGACGAGGCGGTAAACGACTTCGTATCGACTCATAAGTCAGAGCTGTCAGATGAAATCTTCTGGCTTGACGGTGACGATATTGCCAACATCGGCTACGGTCCTGATAGCGTAGGGTCCTGCATGTCAACCAGCTACAACAACCGTGAGAGCATTATGAGAGCTACTGGTGGGCTGGCACCAGCGCTGGTCTATTCGATGCCCAACATTCGGATGGCTGTTCTGTACGACAAAGACGGCAAGATTAATGCTCGGTCATTGGTACGGGAAGACAAGAAGCAGTACATCCGTGTTTACGGTGACGCACTGCTTACCAAGCGACTCGCACGTAACGGCTACAGCCTTGGGGACTGGCAGGGTATTGAGTTGAAGGCCATCCCAACAGGCAGTGACTACCTTATGTCCTACCTTGACGGCATGAACGCAGCAGGAAACAGGGAAAACGCAAGTGTTGCCATGCTCGATGACAAGTTGGTCGTTCTTACAAGGGAACAGGTAGCTGCATACTACACAAGGTTTCATAGCAACCCTTCCACTGGGATTACAACGGCTGGTAAAGTCAAGCCGTCGGTGGTCAACTCAATCGACTTTATTGTTACCGACGGCCTCACTGGTCAGACGTATAACCTGCTGGCGGAGACAGTACAGTTTAGGAACTACACTGTAGTTCGTAATGATGTGATAGATAATGTCAGCACTGCGTCAGACATGACCATCTACCCCCTGTGCATGGCTTACGGAAGAACCGTCTACTGTATGGACGGTAATGAACTTGTGGACTATGCAGGAAACAAGTACTACAACACGGAGAAAAACCTTGTACAGTACAGCTTGGTACGTCTCGATGCAGAGTTGTACCC